CCAGCACTGAAAGACTGTTCCGCACCAATGTGTAAACGAAAGTCTGTGCCATAGTCGAATACAATAGTAGTATTCCACCAATTGGCTTTCTTAGACATACTTGCCCTACGATTAGACTTACTGTAATCAGTATCACTAGCGATATACCAATCACCTATTTGTATAGTGTATCTCAAATCATTCACAAAAGGAGCCTCCTCAAAACCATCCAAACCTATCTCTAAGCCATCACAGATACTATCATTGATAAGAGGCTCATTCAAGTCTATAAACTGTTGCCAATCCGCACCCTCACTAGGGTGTAAATCTAAGAATACACTGAAAACGTTGTCCGTTGGTAATTGACTGGCAACTTGGTCATACACCCAAATATAAAAGCCATCTACTTGCTCATAGTTTAATTTACGGTTGGCAATGTCAGATAGAATGTCTTTGATAGAATACAAAACATGCACCTCCGCACCGTCAACTTTGTAATCTTTATCCAACAAAGACTCTACCAACAGAATTGCACTTTGTGTAGTGTCTTCACTATCCTCAATCAAGGTATACAACTTACTAGACTGAGCACCCAACTCGTTATCTATATCATCAAACAACTCTAACACTTGGTCAAAGTTCTGTATGTCTGATTGGTCTACATTACCCCAACCATTGAAACCCTTGGCTACTAGAAAGTCACCTATAGTGTATTCACTAGTTAACACTAGATAGCCACTATCATTCCAACCATCTGCAAAGTATTCTTTGGAGTCAACTTGTATGTCACCGACAGCAATGTCCACACCTAAGATGTTGTCATAAACATCTTGTAGAGAGTCACCTTTGAACACCCCACCACCAAGGTATTCTACTTTAGATACAACATCTTCAATTATATACTCAATAATGTTGTCACCACTATCTTTCCAATCTGCACCCACGTCTAAGTGTGGCATTATCCAATCAGGTTTTGATAGGTTGTAATTTTGGAAATCTCGCCAAAACCAGCTTTGCTCGGTGGTACACAGATAGTTTTCTAATTCTTCCGAACTCATAACCACAGTACCATCTGAAAACTTAAAGTAATATGACATGCCATAACTATCGGCTTTTTCTCTTGTAAAGTCGCCCGATAAACCCAATTGTTCGATAAGTTTCTGTAAGTTTCTATTTGCTCTTTTGCTTTTCATAATTAACACCCAAACAAGTCTAAAGTTTCTGTCCAATCAAAAATGACCAGACCTTGTAATAAATCCTGTATACTATTCACACCTTTTGGTCGTACAACACACCCAGTAACACTGAGTTCGTCATACATTTTCCAATTTCTTTCTAACTTATCTAAAACTTGTTTACTCATAACTACTCTTATTTCATGTAAGGTTTTCCTAAACCTTTCTCTATTAACAAATTATTAATACAAGTCTCAACACCAGTCTGTGGGTCTACTACATACAAGTCACATAACCAACGACCATACTTACCTTTACCGTGACTTACCAACATTATCTCTTGATTGAGTACCGTAGTACGAACAAAGTCACGGGCTAACTTGGCTTGTTTCTTGGTTTCTTCTGTACCACCCCTAATTTCAGCAGTATCTACACCATATAAACGAACCTTTATATCTCTAAGTGTAATGTGGAAACCTAAGTCGATGTCTACTGTACAAGTATCTCCATCATAAACACTTGTTACTTTTGCTTTATATCTATACATACGAAACACACTAAAAAATACATTGGAATAAGGTTTAAGGCCGTTAAGAGACAAGACACTACTACAATACTTTCAAACAAGTATAACAAGACACCAATAATGAAACTTAAAGTAAGCATTACTAGGGTTAAACAAAAAGCATAAAGTAGTATTCTATGTGCCAAGTTGGTTTCCTTTTTTAACATAATCCTATAAAACAATTTTACGATTATGTAATATATAGTGTATAAGATGTTTATTGTATACACTATATAGGAGTTCATATGAGACCTAATCTTGGCTACTCTAACTGGAGTTGGATTAAAGAACAGAAGTTAAAACAAAGTACACAACAACCTGTATCTGAAGAAGTTAGTGAAGAAGTTTCAGAAGAAGTTAGTGGGGATTACTATGAAGAAGTAGACTACTTATCTGAAGAACTTAGTGAAGATAATAATGTTCAACAAAACTCCCTAGAAGGTACTACAATCCCTATTAACACCACTTCAGTGTTAATACCTACGGAGACAACAAAACTACTTACATTAAACAAATAGGGGACATTATGGACACTTGTAAGGCTTGTGGTTGTGACCCTTGTGATTGTGGATGGGGTAACTACATAAAGCAGGCTATTAAACTACTAATTAAAAAAGGATAGTCCTTGTAGACTATCCTTTTTTATTACTTAGTAATGTTTATTACTTAAGTTGTCTGTAAATGTTACTAGAAAAGGCCCCACCTTGTAAGACCCCAAAAGTAGAACCACCTAAGAAGTTAGCACCATCTGCGTCGTAGTCGTCAGATATTTCCCAACCCGCATCGAAATCAAAGTCTAAGAAGTCAATACCCCAAACCTTGACAGCATTTTGTAACAGTTTAATACCCTCACGGATGTATTCCTTTTCGTCTTGAGGTCTAGCACTTGTTTCTAGTTCTAGCTCTATCTGTAAGTCACCCTTTTCTGTGTAACCCACTAAGGACACCACTTTACCATCTGATGGTTTAAGTCCTCTTTCTACTCGGGATTGTGTGGAATCTAAATACTCTTCGAGTTCGTCCATAATGATGTATTCCATTTCATCGTCTTTTAAACCTAAACCTAAACCTAACTGGATGGCCTGACTAAGTACTCTTTTGTTTCCTGTTTTCCAACCTTGAGAAACCAACTCTACAATTTTGTCTTCTTCGTCTTGGGTAATGTCCCATTTAGCTTTCTTATCCCTACCGGGGAAGTACTCGTCTTGTTTACAATGTTCCGAACCAGGATTCTTGTACTGACAGTATCTAGACCAAGCCACAGCCCAGGCTTTACTTTCGTCCATACCTTGTTCTTTACCTTCTTCTACATAACGCTCTACATCTTTAGGTAAGTCTTTAGCATACTTACGAGCCAATACCATGGGTGCTTGTGTGTACCCATCTAAGTTTAGATTAATAGTTATATTACAGTAAAGACCATTGTTTCTTTTATTTAACTGTAAGTCACCTACCTCGAAAGTTATGTCCCAATCTAGTTCACTTAACATATCTTCTAAAGCTTCTTGTAATTCCCGACCTTCGTGCCAAAACCAATTGTCTACACTATCCCAATCCCTAATCTCTAATAGTTCTTCTAACTCTACAGGTGTTGGGAAATAGGCCTCAAAGTCTAATACTGCGGTATTACCTTTGTAACGAGTATTACTTTTAGCATTACCTGAGAACTCTACATCTTTATATTCACGAGTGTAATACTTTGCTGTGTCTATTAAGTCATTCCAGAAATCTTCTAAAAGATCCCCGAAGTAATTACTACTGTTTCTTAACATTTTTGTATCTCCTAAAATAAAAAGGTAGTCCACAAACTACCTTTTTAACAATTGATAAACAACATATTTAGTCTTCTACATAAATAGCACTGTTGTTAGTACCATCCTCGAAACACTCTACTTGTACTACTCTAACACGACCTTTTGTGTCTACTACAATCTGGTTATTCATAAGATTGAATACATACTCTGCAAATCTTTCACAACCTACATCGTCTACAACACGAAGGTCTATTATACCTTGTTCTTGCATTAACTCGAAAGTTTCTAAGTAAGGGTCGTCTAAAGCCACTACTGTTGTATGATCAAACAAGTCTGATAACTGTTGTTTAATGCCGTTTCTCTTAAACTCTCCAAAGTCTTGTACCCAGTTACGCTCGTCTAAGTCTCCCTCGAACCAGACTTTAAAAGATAAACTATAACCATGTACAAGTCTACAATGTGAGGTGGCTTTCCATTGTCTAAACGCTGTACTGTATCCATTGAATGTTTTAGTGCTTCTGAACATTATATACTCCTATATAAATAAAAAAGGTGTGCACACGATTATACACACCTTTATATACTGTAAGTACTTAAGTATTAAGATACTTAGTTAACTTGTTTTGCATTGTAGTCTTGTTCGGCTTTTAATGCGTATTGTAAAGTGGCTTGCCAACCGTCTACATATTCAACAGGGTCAATACGTCCAATGGCGTGGAAAGCCAATACACGCTCTACATCACTACCTGTGTATCCGTTCGCTCTACCTTGTTCGTCTGGTTCGTATGATGTATTAGTATTAGCCAATACAGTATCAAAGTCTAAACCAAGATTCTCACAACATTGTAAACAATCAACGAGGATAGTTTCTTTGTCACCATTAATGTAAGGTAGATACCGCTGTACTTTGTCACCATTCCAGTTACCTTCTTCAAAGGCTGTAAACAATGTTTGAAAGAAGCCTTCTCTACAATCTGGATAAATAGCATGATCACCACTATGTGTACCCATAGCCAAGTCTACAGGTTGTTCTGTTTGATTACTTATAGACAACGCGTATCCATAAGTAATACTAGCAAAGATAGCATTTCTATTGGGTACTACTGTCTTCTTCATATTGTCTTCAGCATAAAACCCTTTAGGTACTTCTTCATTGGCTGTAGTTAAAGCGGAAGCTATTCCTTCAAAAGCACTACGAACATCAATAATCTTGTGGTTTACATTAAAGCCTTTAGACTTTAAGTACTGTAGATTTTGTTGTAGTCTTTCAAGTTCTACTTTATGCTTTTGTCCGTAGTCAAATGATACAGTGTATACTGTATCACCACGGTTTAACAAGTGAATAAGTAAGGATGTGGAATCCATTCCACCACTTACAGATAAAACGCTAATCATAGGACCTCCTGTTAGCTTATTGTAAAAAGTATTGTTCATACAAAGTTTCTTCTTCAGACTCTTCTACTGTATCAATAATACCGTTTTCCCAATCTGACAATCTTTGTTTTAAACTTAATAAATTATGTGAACATCTGGCTGTTCCTCTTTGTCCACCTCTAAACATGATAATATGCGCACCATGTTGTTTACAAGCCTTACATCCACATTGTGTCCATACTTTATCATTAATAGTTTTACGCATACGGACAATCTTATCCTTTGTGTGTTCCTCTCCCCATAAGTACGCAAACTCTTGTAAGTCGTCTAAAATCTTTTGTGTGGGTACCGGTGTAGTAGTGTCTAAACTAAGAATGTTACTAATACAAAGTTGTTCTAACTTCTTAGCCTTAGCCATACTAACACTACCAGCCTTGATCAGTTTATTTAAAGCACCTCTATTGTCATCCCTAACAAGAGGTACTTTTAAAGCCATATAACCCGCCTTATTACCCCAAAACAAGTTGGCTGTACCACTAATAGACTTAACCATAGGAGAAGCCGAGTCGAAAGACTCCACACCAAAACCAACCATCTGTTTATAGTTAAATCTATACATACTACCAATACCGAAAACATGAATTGGTACCTGTCCACCAGTACCTTTAGCGGCACTACTAATAGCCTCGAATACTTTAGGTGAACTACTTGCAATGGGTACTAATCCACCAACAGCCATATAGTTATATCCCATTTCTTTAATAAGATAACCGGCTTCTTCATAAGTTTCAGCGTCCCAACCATGAGCCGTAGCCACTGGTGTAAAGGGTACATTATTGTCTTTACAATACTTTAAGAAGTCTTCTGCGTTTTGCATAGAAATGTCCCATCGTCTTTTATTTTCTTTTAAAGACTCTGTATACTTCTTTTGTAAGTCCGCTACTTCTACCTCTAAGTCGTTAATAAGTGTTGTAGCCTCTACATCCCAACCAGGGAAAATACTAGACAATAAACAATTATGTTTTAGGTTATCTAACTGTTCCTTTTTAAGAGTTAACTGTTTTTCTATTTCACTTGTTAAACCCTTAAGTGGAATGTGGTCTAGAGCCAAACAATGTGTGGCTTCTGTATTCAAGTATATCTCCACAACATCTTTAGATGTCATTGGTGGTACATATTCATTAACATAAGTAAAAGCACCACTATCTATAATAAGAGGATAGTCGCCTCTTGTGGCTTTATCTACACCCCAATGGGCTTGTTTTCTAAGTAGACCTGGTGTACGCATTGCTTGTTTACAGCGGTCTTTCATAATAGCCAAACTTACAAGCATTCCATCCATTCCAGTACCTTCTGGAGTGTTGTTATACTGGTTAACAAGTAACTTAGGTGTAATTGGTGTTTCTGTGTCAAAGTCAAAGTTCTCACTGACTGTATCAAAGTTATTGGCGTAAAAGTATTTCATTGTCTTCCCTTTTTATAAATTGTACTTTATAGTACAATTTATCAACGGTTTTTGATAGGTTTACATTAAAAAAGGTGTGAGAATATAAACTCTCACACCTAGTTTAGTTATAGATTCATTCCGGATGTTTACTTATTAACCATTCTATAGAATTCTTCTCTTAACTTAGCGTCTGTTTGGTACTCACCTAACATTGTAGTAGTAACCATATCACTTTCGTGTTTATGAATACCACGAGTACCAATACAAAAGTGTTGTGCTTCAACCATTACAGCAACACCACGGGCTTCCAAAACCTCATAGATTGTTTGAGCAATCTGTTGGTTCAAACGCTCTTGGATTTGAAACCTTTTTCCATACGCCTCTACAACACGAGCCAATTTACTAATACCAACTACTCGTTTATTAGGTAAGTATGCAATATGTACTTTACCAATAATAGGACACATATGATGTTCACAGTGGCTCTCTAAACGAATGTTACGCAACATAACCATCTCTTGGTATCCCTCTACTTCAGAGAAGGTAGTAGACAATACCGAGTGTGGATCAACCTTATAACCACTAAACCATTCATTCAAGGCTTTAGCCGCTCGTTTAGGTGTTTCTTCCAATCCTTCTCTTTCGATGTCCTCACCGACAAATTGAAGAATAATTTTATACGCTTGTTCTGCGTCTTTTAAGGTAGGTCTAAGAATTTGTGTGTTTGACATGATAGTCTCCATCCGTATTGTTCACATAGTTGAATTGCGTGGTCTACACTTGTAACTCCTTTAGAGCCGTCTTGGGTATCTAAAGGTTGAAAGAAATAGTGTTCGTACTCAAAGTCCTTAAGAAAGTCTTCTATAGGAAACGGAGTAGGAACTACTACTTTTAGATCTGTACCTTTTCGTAGTTTCAAGTGTTCAACACTACTAAGGTCTGCCTTTAAAGGCTTAGGAGACATTGTGATATGACCTCTTGGATGATTGTGAATAACTTCCAAAATAGGACATTCTTCAAAACCATGTGTTCCATTGGTCTCTACACAGATCCACCAATCCATTTCAAACAGTTTTTGTACTAACTCGTAGCCAGCATCTCTTTTTAATTGAAGTGTAGGTTCCCCACCTGAGAACACTACCATTTTTAAAGGACCATTAGACACTTCCTTCTCCATAGCCTCTACCAACTCGTCTAAAGACATTTTAGTGCCTTTAACAAAGTCCGTATCACACCATAAAGCACAATGTCCAATTCCTTTGTCTCTTAAGTTTTCAAGTCCAGACCACAAGTTACATCCAGCAAACCTTACAAAGATTGTTGGATAACCTACTCGTGAGCCTTCGCCCTGAACACTTTTAAAGATTTCTTTTACCGCAAACATTAAAAGTTCCTTTGTGAATAGTTTTTTGTTACAAGGGAGGTGACTTCTCCCTCTAAGAATATAGTACTGTATTAGTTAGGAAACTAATAGGGTACTTTCATAACATACACGACTTTTTCATTATAAAGCAGTATTTTTCTCTTCTTCTTTGTCGGAGATTAGGTTTGGATACTGTCCCAAAGCCACTTCGTTTATACCACCAGGTTGGTTAGGCTCTACATCATTATCGTAGTTTACAGTGTTATCTGACTCTGGTACTCTAAAAGTAGAGTCTATTGTATAGGCTATACCACCACAAGTATATCTAGGATTATATCTTTGTGGGTCGAACTCGTTATCTGCGTTAAAAGAACCGTAAGTAGCCCACAACATCTGTTCTACTTCATTGTCTAACTGTTCTCTTAAGTCACAAAGTTTTAGTATTTGTTCCTCTAACCTAACTTTTACCATTAACTCTTGTGTTATCCACTTTCTACTTTGTTGGATAATAATACTTGTATTAGCCTCTGTCGGTATTGTAATCTTACCTCCCACTCGACTAGACTGATACTTTAATAAGTTCATATCCCCATCTTGTACACCACTATTTAAAGAATAAGTTGTATTCTTTAAATAGGCCACACCTTGACCAGGATTAGTATAAAACTCTTCACTGTTAAAGTCTATTGGTCTCTCTGGTGTTAGAAACATAGATATGTCGAACGGATTACCCCCTAAAGCACAATACGCTTGTACTAACTTACCTAAACTGGAATCCACTGGCTCCACAACAAAACCTTGTCTCTCCTCTGTAGGAATTCCTTCAGGTCCTGTTTTATACAACACTCGTATTTCACCTATTCTTTCTCTCTCCGCGTCTATTACAGAAAATCTAGCCTGTACATCTTGTCTTAGTTCCAACATAAACTTACGATAAGACAGCCAAGAACCTTCCCTGAATCTAGATAACCAAGCGTAAGAAGACATTATTCACTCACCAATAAATCTAAAAGAAACTCTATTACAAAACTTGGTACACCACCTGCTACTAAGACCGCCCCAGCAGCCCTTTCACTTGTAGCGGATACAGGTTTATTAGTAGAAGATACTAACTCATTAACTAGACCTCCTGTTCCATTAGCCGTTACTACTAAGGCACTTACTTGTGGTAAAGACATTGACAACAAAGAGTCTATTAAAGTTTGTAACTCTTGTAATAGTGTTTCTAAACTTTCGATACGGGCTTGTACATTCTCTATAGCCTTATCTATCTTCTCCGCTTGAGACTCTACGGCTTCCAATAAACTTAAAGCTTTGTCTTCTACAATAGTAAAGAACTGTTCGGCTTCTGGTACCATTGTATTTAAAACATTGATTTTAGTCCATCCTTTATCTTTAATTTGTGGTTGGTTGATCCCAACCATTAGTAAGGATTTAATATAGTCTATTAAAGGTAGAAAACCGTTGTCCTCTTTTAACACATAGTTTCTAAAGAACACAACCTCGTTAAACTCTTCTGTTGTGGTATACACAACAGGAGAGTTATCCCCACTACCCATCCCCATACTCCAAGTGTTAATCTCTACTGTATACTTAGACTTAAAAGCAGGGTATCTGGAAGCACCTTTTAACTTACCTGTTTCGTACAAAGACTTTAAAGTTCTTTTGTGTATTCCAATACCCAACGGATTACCCGCTATACCAAAACCTTTTTCCGGTATCTGTAATAACTCACTAATTGTTTTACCTTCGTATAAAACCGTTGTTTGTATTTGTTTAATTTGAAACTGTAAAGTGTCCAGTACTTCCTGAGGAGGTACAAACTTAGACAACATATCTTCCGCTATTGTTCTTGACAACAATAAAATCTTGCTACAAAAGGTCCTAGGATTACCTGTTTTATAAACAGAATCTGTGATGTTATACTTTAACATTAACATTCTACCTAAGTACTCTAATCCTGTTTCCTGTATGTAAGTATTGTCTGTAAAGTAATAGTCTCCCTTCTCCACACCAGATGTAAACTTAGGGGCCTCGTTAAAGTCTGGTCTACACAATAGTAAGAAACATATAGCGTCTATTAAAGCGTTTTTGTAATCCAGTTTTAAAGGTTGTGGAATCTTGGCTTGTATAGGCTGAGACACTTTGGTATAGTTTTTACTGTTTACTTGTGCTGTGTATACACCCGTACCTAAAAATAAATCTTTCGATGGAATGTTATAAATTGGTTGTTGGATTCTTTGGGGTTGTTTTAAAGTTCCTTGTCCAACAGGATTTACAACACCCCGAATTCTAATATAAAGGTTTTCTGCCCTTCTTATGTTTACTAACTTACCTGTAGCCCCTTGTACTTGTATGTCCGCGTGTAAAGGTAAATCTTCTACATCAATCAAACTTGTTAGGGACTCTCCGCCGGCTAACTTTGTCATGAAATCTGTATTGACTACAAAAGTCTTACCTATAACATTGTCTATCCAATCCTCTAATAAGATAAAAGGTGTACTAGAGTTTTTTAAACCAATTTTAAGTCTTTGACTAAACTTACCTGTAACAGGTTCTATTTGTAAATCTGCTAAGTCGCCATACCACTCTAAAGCGTTATTTGTAATAGGGTCTATTACAACATTCCCTAGTGTAATAGTATTATAAACCCTTAAACCCATCAACTGTAAAGGTTCTGGAATGGTACTAATATGTATTAAATAGCCTTGTGGGGCTGGTGTGTCTAAAAATGGAATACCTCCTGTGTTAGGAAAAGTCCAGCTAAGACTTAATTTCTCGGGTACACTTTGTAAGTCTTTGTAAGCCTTTAATAACTTAGACTCATATTCCATATACTTAATTTCTGTTGGGATTGGAATACTATAAGGATCAGAGTCTCCCATTACATTACGAAGCCCGAAGAACTCTATAATCTGTTGTATTAAATCTACAATACGACCTATTCCTGTGTCCCCCTCAGACACATATAAGAACACACCTAAAACACCACTGGAACTAGAAAAGTCTGGTCGGTTACTATCACTAGGATCAAGTAACCTAGTTACCATTCTATTTTCATATCCTTCGTATCCACCTACCACATCTGCGTAATTATTTTTACTGTCCAATAGATTCCAATCCCCATGAAAATAAAAACCAAGTTGTCTTAAATCACTAAGAATGTTTTGTATCTGTTTAATAACGGCTTTTAACAAAGGTATAAGTGGATCTAGAATACCTGTTGTAAACGCTTTAATAATGTTTAAAGTAGTCTCCGCCAGATTAAGTGTCTGGATAAGAATTTCCAGTAAACCACTAACACCATCTACAATAGGTTGTAGTTGGTCTGTGATTTTGTTTAAACTAGGCTGTATTACTATCCAATCAGACATTACTTCTTCTTTGTAATTTTTGACTTCTTAACATTAAGTTCGTTTAATAAACTTTTATCTTTTATTAACTGCTGGTCTATTACACTTTTTAAACCTTGTAATAACTGTACTTGTTTTTGGATATATAGATTATTAGGAGATCCTTCTGGTGTTTCTGCCCACATATTAGGTTCTACACCCTTTTCTTTTAACAATTTGTCTAACTCTTCTTTACTTATTGACATGAACTACCTCCACCACCTTTTGAGTTTTGTTGTTGTTTGGCCAAGTCCTGTTGTTTTTGTACTTCTTCCTCAATAAGACTTACAGACCTTTGTGCTTGTTGTAATGTTCCATTATACACATTACTACGAGCGTTAATCCAAGCTAACCTTTGACCCCTTAGATCCTCATCTAAACTTAAAGAGTCTTGAATGTAATCTGGTAATACAGGCCTAACTTGTCCCACACCTTGTTCGAAACTTGTGTACTTCTCTACAACACCTACAGGACTAGTATAGTCCAAAGTTGTATCTAATACCCAAAATCTTCTATCCAATATAGATAGACAATCATTGTTATTACTAAATGGAGCCACATTGGCTAGTCCTTGAATGTCTACAATAAAACCATTCGAGTAAACACCAAGTCCACTAGAATAGTCTACTGGGCTACCAACATCTAATAAATGATCATCCTTTTGAAAGTCGTAATATGTACCACCCCTTGAGCCATTGTAATAACTTTGAATTTCTTCTATCCAAGACAACATACGCTCTCTCATAAACAACACTAACTCTATTGTGTCCTGTGTTATTAATCCTGTGGGTCTAATGATCCTATAAGCCAAAGGTTCAATACTTTTAAAAATGTCTACACCATTTCTAAGATTATATAAGTCACTCACAGGTCTTGCTGTTGGGCGTAAACTTTGTTGTCCTTCTTTACCATTAACTGTAATACTACTATCTGAAATTGTAGGTAGTACAACATAACGATAATCTAAGCCTAAACCATAATCCTCAATACCACCAAACACTACATTGTCTGTACCACTCTCATCACTACCACAAAACACACTAGAACCACTTACAGTCAGTTTACTTGGATTGTCTGTGTCTAGAGTACCCACACGATAGAAACCCCTGTTGTCGTCTGTTACAGAGGGCTTAGAGGCTACGTACACATTGGTTATTCCATCGGGTGTAACACCTACTTTGTCTTGGCCGTTATCTGTTAAGGCCACATCCCCATTAGGACGATACCCTTTCTCATTACCACTGTATAAGTCACCTGCAGGATCTACAATAATGTAGTCACCTTCTTGTACTCCTTCTGTAGACCAGTCTGTTACAAGTGTATCTTGTAACACATTAAAGTCTTGTACTAAGCCACCGTCTTCGTTAGAGTTTACTCTAGATACTTTTCGTTGAAATACTACTTCTTGAGTGATACTCTCTAACAATTCCTCACAGGATTGTTCTATGGGGCTAAGATTGTTCTTTAAAAATACTTCGAACTTCTCTCCACTGTATGTAAACATTAACTGATACTTTAACTTAATAGTGTTATCATCTACTACTTTTAAGACTTCGTTTTCCTCTTGTAAATTACCATTACTGTCATATAGTCTTACAACATCACCCGATTGTATATTTACTTTTAAGTCTTTAAAACCACCTAATGTAGTACCACTAACGGCTACAAGTTGTTTATTACTTGCTGTGTCTACTACACCTTGTCGAATCTCATATATAAAAGGTAAGTCTGTACCTAAATCTGTAACATTGTCTTGTTCTGTGTGGAATCTACGAATCCTTCTTACCACTACACTTACAAACTCTGAGTTTTGTGGTGGTGTAGTGAAGTCTTTAACTTGTCTGAATCCTACTAAAGAACCTGGTGTAAGTCCTGTAATGTTAGACACTACTCTTGGGGAGTTGTCGTGACTTGTTAATAGTCCGAATGTTACAGGCTTTGGAAAACTAGGTTCACAGAAAATACCACCAAGGGCCAAGAAACCATATTGACCAATACTTGTGTCTATATTATCACTCAATACAAAAGCATCTTGAGGTAATAAACATTGTAAGTTATTAGCAGGGGCTCCTATATCAAAGTGAATAGTGTCCCAATCCCCACTAGTTAAAGATTCTAAACTAATATGTACAGCCACACCTTGCATTCCATCTGTTTGAGTGGATACTGGCAAAGTTCTACGACCATATACAGGTAAACTACTATCTTCTTGAAATACATTATTACTTGTAGGTGTTGGTACATAGATAGCAAGACTAGAAACAGGAGGTGTTCCAATATGGTTTACGATTGTATTAACACCAGAACTAAATGTTTTATACGGCTGTAAACTATGGAAAGATTGTTTATTTGTTAAAGTGATAAACTGGAAACCACCATGTGTTTCAAACCCTGTAGCACTATGTGAACTACTACCTACGCAATTGTTAGTTGGTAATGTAGAATCTATTTGTTTTACTCCTACATACTTCATACCAGATACTAAGATACCATTAGACAAGGCATTAAAGAATGTACCTTTTAAGATAATACCACCACTGGCGTTTCTATAGCCACTAAGTCCTGTTATTGTTCCTGTTTGTGTATTATTATCATAGGAAATAGTACCTTCACAAGAATAAACACTGTCTTCATCTAATGTATAACTACCATCCCAAGTAGCATACTGAGGATTAAGTATAAAGAAGAATCTACTATTTGTTTCAAAACCACTTCCATTAGGTGTTTCCTTTACAGGTACAACATTACTAAGTGTAATAACTTCTGTGTCGGAATCAAAACTATCTAATACAGGAAATGTTAAGTCTAGTTTGGTATTAGTACCCATTAGTATTTCGGGTTTAACACCTCTTAACTTAGCACCACTATTATCTGTTTCCCCATTAGCCTCTACTGCGTGTCTTACTAAGTATGTACCATTAGTAACCTTACCTTTAACAAGAACAATGTCACCGGCTTCCACTTGGCTTACATCTGTATTGTTCAAGTCTTGTATCCAAGTAAACGCCCCAACACGAGCAAATCCTCCATAAGTACCGTAATCATAGATAGTACCAATACCACTATAAATCCTTGTTGTACTTGTACCTACATCGGAAGAAGGTGCTAAGCTTAACTTAATACTAGAGACATCCGAAACACCCCAATTTGTATTATGATGGTACTCCCAAGACATAGCCCGAAGTCTTCCCCTACCTGTACCATCTGTTGTAGTTAAGTAAGGTTGTCCTACAGGAACTAATCCGTTAACATCTGGACCCACTCTTTCTAGATAAGTAAGATAATCACCACCATTAATTTGATTTTTAGAGTTAACATTTAAACTAAAGAATCCACCACTATGACTAATAACATCTAACTGAATACCCATTTCATAACTAGTATTACCATCGAACGGATATGTGTTACGAGGACTTGCTGTACTTAGGTCTATTAACTCACTGAATGTTAGTAAGTCTTGTTCGATCTGACAAGTTGTAGAACCTGCACCATTACCAACAGTTAAGGCTCCTCCTGTGTAGGTGTTTGTTTCACTTGTAATGTATGTGTCTAAGTCTATTGTAAAGTCATAATAAGTATCTGGTGTTAAGCCTAACACTTGTAAAGGACCCATACTAGATACATTGGTTTCTACACTAAAAGTAGTAGTGCCCGTAAAACTCATAATAGAGGTTAGAAAATGTGGTACTACTGTAGCACTTGTATCATAAGTCCAAAAAGTACTTCCTGTTAACACTTGATCGAATGTAATTGTTCCAACAAACCCACCCGCTCCATCAAACAAGTTAATGTTAAATACATTGTTAGTATTAAAGAATAGATTAAACAACCCTTGTAAAGTTAAACCACTTACACTACTAAACTCAAAAGTAGTTGTTCTGTCTATACCTACAATCGTTTCCGTAATGTACACACCACTTACACTATTACCTTTGTGGCTGTAAGCACCTTTTAAGTGATACTGATGAAAGTCTCCAATATATGTGGGATATACATACCTAGCAAGTTCCACACTATTGTCTGTTATATCCCCAACAGTGATAATACCTTCGTACATACTTACGGGTAAGTTGGGTTGATTAAGTTGTACAAAACCAATGTCACCCCTTCTAACAGAACCAATACCAGACCTTGTTTGATATACACCTGTACTCGTAATAGGCCTCAAAGATTCCGTTGTGTACAATGTACTTGGATTATGTACACCGTCTTGTACTGCGTAATATGTACCATCTATTATACGATGTTCGTCTGGTAAAACACTATCCCAATACTGATAGTCTATTGTGTAAGAGTATCCAGAGGAAAAAGCTGTAACACTTGGTTTAGGTGAGTAGTTTGTGTCTTGTAGTATTAAACCCATCACAGTAGAAATACTACCTAAAACATCTAACTCTGTATTTAAAGGCTTTAAGTAAGGAACTTGTACATCACCGGAATCATCTCTGTCTTGACCTAATAAGCAAGGTAGTTGTACAGGATTAGGTCCTGTATATTGAAAGTTAACAATACCTTCGATGGGTGTTAAAGGTTCTGGAGGGTTTTGTCCAAAGATACTACGAATGTTTATACCATCATCATCCGAGTTTGGAAGTGTGGCGTCTCTTAACTCACCAGAGTTTTTATCTAACTTAATGTCAAAGTCTATTCTAAAATCTGGAATAACATTTATTAAAGTATTAAGTTCTTCTACTGTAGCACTTTCATTGTCTGCAGGTACACTGTCAAAGTCTTTAGGGGCTGTAGCCAACAAAGTATCCCCGAACCCATTATTACTTGAAATAATGTCTTGTAATGTTTGTGTTTCTGATACAACAATGTCGTCACCACTAATACTATTGCCATCTTTATCTACAAGAGTAATAACACAACCACTAAGTACTTCGTTTACATATAGGCCACTTTCACCAGTAATTAAATCATACAGTTTTCCATCGGGTGTACCCCATATAACACGATTACCTATTTCAATACCAGGTGTGTCTAAGTCCGCGTCTCCTGTATTAACATCTATTAAAGTACCACCATTAGACAATAACTGACTACTATCAGGGAAGCCTGTTTCAGTGTCAATAGGTAGTTCACTAAGATATAAAGGCGTTACAACAATAGTAGCCACACCTGTTGTAACAATACCATAAGCACTATCTAAGTCATCATTGCCGTTTGGATAATAAGCCCATACACGACCTCTTCCATATCTTCTTTCTATATTTACATCTACAATACCTGTAATAGTTCCTAAGGCTGGATTAGATACAGTTCCGATAGTTGTATTCTTAGTACTTACTTTTTCTTTACTTACAGTATCGGGTTCTGTTCCAGTCACCTCTATTGTACGACCTGGTGAGAAGTATCCAGGTCCTGTAATACTTCCATCATTAGTGTCTACACTGTACTCTAAACCTGGAAACAGTCTAGAGAAGTGTTTTGTTTGACTTGGAAACAGTCTAGATAATTTACTAGGTTGTGACATATACTTAAAAATACCGGCCACATCCATTTTTGGAGACAACGCAGCCCAACCTCTATTTCTAGCAAATCCTATTAAGACCCTGTCGTCCATATCATTACGAACTTTTTGTCTTTGTAAAGTAATAAACTTGTCTAATGTTTGTGTGTTAGGTGTTCTACCGTCTTGGCTGTTTGGTCTATTTGTAGGATTGGTTTCTGTAGAGGTTTTTGGATCTACAATAGGATCAGATTCTTCGAAGTAAGCACCTTGTAAGTTTTCCGCCCATTCTTCTACAATACTACGCCAGATAAGTCTTGGGTTTATATTTCCCGTTATACTGTTTTCAAAACCTTCGGGTGTGTACTTACGACCATGTCCAATGTTAAATCTAAACTTACCATCTCTATCTCCAATAAACTTACCACTTATTGTTTCTAGCACTTGTTCGAAACCTACAATAACATCATTGTAAAACTCTATATAAGATCTACAAGCCCGATCTTTATTTAGTAAGGTGTTTACTTCACCATACAAACCTAAGTTGCCTTGTTCACTTGTATCTATACAAGTTGTGGCTTGTGTAACACCTGTACCCGTACCAGAAGTCGAAGATAAGATTTCATCTACAACAGTTACAACATAATCTTGCAGAGGTTGGATTTGAAAACTAAAACTATCAGGACTATAAAAACTGTACGAACCTTTTAAACGACCTCCTTCTATTCTATTGTCTTCATTGGGCTCACTTAGTATTAAGTACTGTCCATAGTATTCCGGATACAGTTCGGCGTTCTCTTGTATAAGAGGCTGTACTTGAATATACTTGGTATAAGACACATATAAGTACTCTAAAGGTTGTAAGGCTTCCTTTAAAGTGACAACACCATTAGAGTTTAAGTTGTAGTCCTTACCCTGTGTTAAGGCTCTACCAATACCATTTCCAGTAGTTAAAACCGCTGTGGGTTCCCCTAATACCGGCAAGTAAGGTAACAAAAACTGTTTTATATTAAAAATTAATGGTGTGAGAGATACTTTAATTGTACCACCACTTAAACCAACAGAAGAAGGCTTGTTTAAAGAAATAACAGTATAGGACCCATCTTCTGTTAAACTAACACCCCCTACTAAGAAAGGATACCCGTTAATGTCCAACACATAGTTATCTTTTATAACTTGTGAAACATTACCTACAATAACTATACGATCGGAACCTTTATCTATTGGTAAGTAAGTAGTCGCTAGAACTACCATGAAGTTACTATTATTTCTTACCGGATAGTCAGATACTAATAAGGGTTCGTCATTACCTGGACTTACACTTCCTACATCACCTTCTTGAATAGGAAACACTGTTACAAGTGTAGTATTTGTAATACTGTCGTACACACTGTTATCAATGTAAAACAAAGTACTTCCAATAGCTAAACAATGATCTACAGGAAAGTTAAGAGTTCTATCTCCCTCTACCTCAAAAGTGTTTTCACCCGCCTTTAAGGATATAGGTTTGCGGTATAGTGGAAACTGACTTGTACCAAAAGCCTGTTCACCCCCTAAAGCCGATAACATACCATAATTAATTTGTACTACAGCACTGTCTTCTATTGGTATGTTAAACACTATAAGATTATTGTTAAAGTCTATTGAGTAGTTGTTATCCCACAAGTTATATAGCCTACTGTCTACCCACACACTGACATTAAAGTTGGTATCTACGGCTTTATTATTAAGATTAAAAGAATAGTTGTATTCATCCACTCTTGTACATTCTTCTAGTCGTATAATGTGACTTAAAAACTCCGTTACTTTAACAGGAGAACCATTCTCTTGTAGTTTATCTCCATAATCATCTGCTAAGTAATAACTAATTTCTACTAAGTCGTTTTCCAATAAAGGTGTTTGTAGGAACACACCCCCGTTTAAAGGGGATACTTGCACATCAAAACTTTCCTTAACAATTTGTTCCACAACAAAGTAACATTCTACATCCCCATCTACAGTATCTGGAATATTTAAAACTCCATCACTTAGTTGTAATTCCGCCTCGTTTACTAAGTTACTACTTAGTCTAAATAGTTCGTCCAAGTATAATGTATTACCACTATAAGTAGCCAATACATTATCCCCTACTTGAATCTCTCCAGTACTACTTACAATGTTAATCCTATCTGGATCTGGTGTAACATTGTCCCACAATAACAAACCATTATTAGAGTTAAAGATACCATCTCCAACCCTAAACTGAAAGAATATATTAGAGGCACTACTCTCAGTAAAGTACTTAGAAGTAATGTCTGGATAGTTTAAGTTTGTGTTTCTAATAACACCTAAGTCATAACCCTTAACTAATGTGTATATAGGAACTTCTAATCCTACAATACCAAACCTAACACTCACAGTCTTACTTTGAGTACTTATAGAGGTGATGTTGGCTTCTAGTGTTGTATTTCTTGTACCACAAGGACTTAAAACTTTTACTTGAATAGGTTCTTCTAAGAACGATTCTTGTGTAAACATTTTAACATTAGCCACTAAACTTTCATCTAGTTGTGTTAAATCCTTTGTGTTGTAAATCTTCCACTTAGCATTAGTAAAACTATAAGGGAATGGTGGGTCCACTGTTAAAGTACAAATACCACCTACCAAACTTTTATTGGTAACTCTGTACACACCTTTACTATCTGTAGTTTGTAAGTCTAATAAGTTACCTACATTCACTAAGTTAAACAAGTCCGCTTGAAGTTGTGTGTTTTGACTAGAGTTGTTAGACAATACTGGATTACTAAATAGTACACTTAAACCTTGTCCACCAGAACCTGAATAAGTATTAACGGCTACTTGTTGTATTAAACTAGCCTGCCCAGAGGCCCCTTCGTCTTCCAATAAAAAGTTTTCCCCTATAACTAACTCTTGAGGAGAACTGTAAACATCTTTGTAATACAAACCAAAGTCACTATCCCCCATTGTTAACGAAGACAATGTTTGAGGTATTACACTTACATCATTTAGTTGTAAAGTATTTGTAAGTTGGTCTACGTTAGTTTTAAGTGTTTTACCAAACTCTGTCCATAATAATCTAGACTCATCATAGTCATAAATAACACCCACACCAGCGTTAAAACCATAGTTCGGTATATTAATAGGAAAGCCTCCTAACACCACTCTAAAATGTACATCCTCTTCAAAACCCGGTAAGTCTTCTAATGGGAACTGATCTACAGCCTGAAAAGGAAAAGAGATAATTTCCTTTTGAATAACTGTATCCTCTAAACGCCAGTACGCCATAGTATCTGGGCTTCCATTTAAATCCGTTAAGTTAGTAGGACTTCTATACAAGTTTAAAGATACACCAGAGTCCGGTAACCATCTATGTGTGTCACTTGTAATGTCCACCTTCCAAGTTGGTAGTAAACCTAAAACACTATGGCCACTTAAGTCCAGAACATTGGGATTGTAGCCAATCTCTAAACTAGACACACCTTCTACATACAGATAACCTCTAAACGCCTTAAAAGGGTTATTAGGTACGATACTATTAAGATACACAGCCATTTCAAAGGCTGAATATGTTCCTGTAGTTAATGTGATAGTCGTAGTCGTGTTATCTACATCTACCACAAGTTGTTCCCCACCCTCACAGATGTAAGGTTCTTGTTTGCGGGTATATATCTTACAAGAGTTAGAGTAAGAGGCCAATACAACATTACTTTGAATAAAGAATAACGGTTGATCTTTTACTTGCTTTCTTTTAAACCTAACTAATGAGGTGTCTGTATAACCACTAGGCTGAGTACTACTAACCATTCTAGATACTTGTACAGTATCTCCTTTAACTTTAAAGTTGGATTGTAAGTCTTGTTGGTACTCTATTACTTGTGTGTCTGTGTATCTTTTGGTTGTGTTAAAGAAGAAACTATCCCCTTGTTTAATAGTACGAACCAAACCACTACCATTACCTCGTGTTTGTGGATCTAAACTTGTGTTGGGTAGGTCTCCAGTTGTATCTGGCACTAACATAACACCAGACTTACCGGGTGCCGGTAAAGGTAAAGACTTTGGAAGATAATACTTACCATTATTGTCTATTGTCACTGTACCATCTACAGGATCACCATTTTCGGATAATACGGGAGTAGGTTCTCTTAACGGAACTGGCTTACTTGTAAGTACAACACCATCATAATACACATTAGAGAGTAAGTAACTCCTTTTATACTCAGACTGTGAGGGTCTACTTTTATTAATGTCTAGACTAGAGAAACTTAGTTTTCCAGTCGTACGGCTCCAATAAACAGTTCCTTCTGGAATACTATTTGGAATAGGTAAGTCATTATCACTATCTACTTGTATAGCCTCTAAGTAAGTTCTATTACCAATCTTAATAAGTGGATGTTCTATTGGTAAAGGAATAGGACTTAAGATATAATGATTTTCGTTTGTCTGTGTGTTTAACTCTTGTAGTAAACCTAAGTTACCTGTATTAGTAGTAGAAAAGTTATTTGTGTTAAACCAAAGTTTTAATCCACTGTTGGCTTCGATAAAAGATCCGTTTAATAACAAGACACTGTTATTTACACCAATAACAGCCTCATAACTATTCCAACCTAAGTCTGCTCTCCATTCTCCAGCGTCCACCAACTCGTCAGATACAATCAAAGTATGTAATGGTGTACTTGTAGAATCCCCATATAAGCCATATCTTATAAAACAAAACGAGTCTGTAGTTGTAAAGTCTATTGGAAGTGTTTCTCCTGTAGATAAACCTAACAAGGGTGGATTTAACTTGTATGTACTGTTTTGTAGAATCTCTCCAACATCCTGCACACTTTTACCTTTAATAGGTGACCACTTAGATGTGTTACCATCCCAGTAAAACCTGGTACTTACATTATCGTTTTTAGACCAGTAATACTTAGGACGACTTAAACGATAACTACAAGATACAAACTGGTCCATTCTATCCGTAGAAAAGCCTCCATTAAGATTAGTAATACTTGTAGTGTCTAACTTTACAACACCTGTAAGTGCATTAACGGATTCAAAAGTACAAGTAATCTCTACTTGTGTGTCACCTCTTCTAATAACAATCTGTTCTATACTGACCATTGTTCTGTTATTAGGTTCTGTTACTCTAAAAGTAGTATAGTAATCTAAGTTGTTTCCTATAACTGTCACAGTATCTTCGGCTGTTAATACAACAGATTCAACATCAGAAAACTGACTGTTAGTAGTAGCAAATACAGCGTAAGTTTCTGTTCCAACATCATTGTTTAATATAGACGCTGTATACATATCTGTGTAAGGCTCTACAGGACTTGTAGGAACAATGTTATAACCTAGTGATAACATTTCTGTAGGTAGGATATGTTCCCTAGAAACATGAGAGTTAGACTCACCTGTAGTATCTGCATTACTTGTACTACTTCTAGCAGGTTTTAGTACAAACCCATCCAAAGAAAAAGACATATTGTTTCCATTTAATATAATTTAGATCTTGATATACCAGTACTTGGCGCCGGCCCTGCCCCACCTACTGAAACTCCCGTACCAGTACCTGTTAACATTATACCAGCAACACCATTAGAAATGGCTATACATAATAAATTAGTAGATAAACCGTTTATTTTTTGGCTACCTAAACTAGATTTTAATAATGGAATAAGTGTAGCGGGATTAACAAAAACTACTTTACTAACATCCGCACCGATGGCTCCTGTACTACTTCCTCTATATTGTGCTGTTGTGTTTAACGCTGTTGTAATACCTATGGCTAAACCACTTGCTAGTTGTCGGGCTGAGGGTCCGTTTAAACCCACTGCAGAAAAGGCGGCGTTCATGGCGACAGTGTTTGGTACAAAAAACATCTTTCCTTGAACCCTTCCTGTTCCAGCCGCCCCGTTTGTAGACCCTAGTATTAAAACATTAGATTGTAACTTAGCCCATCTACAAACTGCTTTACTAACACTCTTTGCTAGTTTCTTTTTTGTGGGTCCTACCAATGTACCTGTTGCTATATTAATTTGTGTTGTCATTACATTAGGATTTAACATTACCTTACCTTAAACTTTCTATTACCTGTTGTACCACTTAAACGAAAAGTTCTTCCTGTTAAGTGACACTTACATTGATCTGTTAAAACATTCTCTGTAATACCAACACCAACACCTTTAACATATAAAAACTTAGTACTAATAGTTGTAGACACACTAGCGTCTAATTCCATTTTAGCTGTATTAACACCCACCACACCTAAAGGACTATCTAGATTAATACCTCTTGTGGATTGTATCTGTACACCTTCTGTTGGATGTAGAACAATGTCTGCACTATAACCGCTGTTAATACCTGAGTGTAACTCTACAGCCAAAGGAACTTTTACTTTGGAAAAGAGAAAAGGTACCGGAAATAAACTTTTAATTTTATCCGTAATAATACCTTTTAAGTCACCACCTACAATACTAATACCTCCAGCGGATGTGGAGTTTACAACATTACCCACTTTTGTGCTAAAGTTATAACCGCCATTTACAGACTCAATAGTGAAAACATCGTCAATAAGAGCGGGTTTTGTAAACTTTATACTATACCCACCATGTATTGTTTCAGCCTTATCTCCATTAATAGTACTGGTAATACCTTCTGTGTTTAAGTTCATTGTACTTGTAGACAACAATATACTATCTTCTGTGTTTACATTTAACTGTGTACCTTGTATGTTTGTGGACGTATTTATCATACGAAATGTTTTACTAACAGCCTCGATAGTATTAGGTGTTTCAAAACTAAGTCCTACACGACCCTCTAAGTCCGTACTAAAACCTCCACCATATAACTTTACAAAACCACTTTGAGTTTCTAACTTAATACCTGTATTGTCTTTCTTAGAGCCTTGTCCATTATGTTCTACTTCGAAACTACCTTGTACTTGAAACTTTTGAGACACACCTTTAGGGTCTGTATGTAAACTTGTAATCCTACCTGACTCATAAAACTCTTCGTATGTGTCAGAACCCTTACCTGGAAAGTAAGACTTTAAGGCTCCACCTTTTGTAATAGCCATGAAAGCCGGAGGTGTAGACCCTGTTGGATTGTTAACCTTTACCATCCATGCTAAGTGTTGACTTATTGGTGTATTAGGAGGGGCTGGTTTTAAACTTGGATTAGGTTTACCTTGTTCATCGTGTACACTAGCAATAATAGGAACACCATAAGACTCAGGGCTTCCTATAGAGTCGTTTCCTATAACAGTACCCATAACCATTTCAACCATGGCACTGTTCTTACTTTTATTATTACTGTTTAAGTCTTTTGTACTACTATCACCATTAAGACTAGGGGGTAGTCTGTCTATATCAATACCATCTGTCTGTTCTGTTACAGGTAGTGTTCCATCTGCTGTATGGGCTACTTCAATACGATACTCTGTAAAAGTATCCATACTAGTATCTGTCACACTATTAAATAAGTCCTTAGAAACCCTATAAAAGTTTTTACCCCCGTATGTAGCCCCACTTACGGACTTAGTATCTATAAGTTGACCTTCCTCGTCCATAAACAAACCTTTTTGTAAAGTGGACTTAGGATCTACACCACCGAATCTAAGTTCGTCTTCACTAAAGACAGGATTTATTTTTACTTGACCAGGGTTGTCTGACAAGTCTAGTTCGTCTAACACTAACGGATTACCTTCGTTGTCTAACTGTTTAGGATTACTGTAGTCCACACCATCGTCTACAAGCCAAGTTGGTAATAAGTTAGCGTCCCTTTGTACCATACCTCCGTATACTCGGAATCCTGAACCCGCATGAAATTGTTGTAAGGTTCTAACAACAAGACTTTGGTCACTGTCTCTAAGTATTAACTCATTACCTCTTCTATTAGCGAGTGTTAAACCTTCACTTAGAATAATGTCCGAACCTTGACTACTGGACATTACAACATTACCTTCGTCCATCTGTCTTAGTTTATGTCTTCTTTTACCGTATAAACCTTGTAACTCTAGTTCTGTTTTAGGATTATATTCTAGTTGATCTGGGTCTGTAACTTGTGTAACTAACCAATCGTATCCAACATTATAACCAGGTACTAACCAGTTAACGATGTAAGGTGTTCTGTTAAAACCGGACTCTGCACTTGTATAACCTATAATACAAAGATCGTTTACTTGAGGTATGGCTCCTATAAAGTGTCTAGCCCCCGCACTAGGAAAAGTCATTGGAACATTTTCATAAGTGTCACTATTTCCACTTAAAGTTCTAAGATCCAATACAAGACTTTTACTGTCTACTCTCGTAACTTTAGCGACTCTTAAAGGAAAAGTATTACCGTCACCACCAGACCTTCCCTCCCTGAGTTTATTACGACCTACTTGTCTATCTAATGTTGCTTTTGGTGTTGTTATTTTCATTACTCATCCTCACCAAAGACATTGTCTATATTGGTTATAATCTGTTGTAGGTTTTGTACTTCTTGTTGGCCTTGGTTTACTGTACTTTGAAAGCCTCCTAGTAAGGCTTGTATATTAGTATTATCTACACTAGACTCAAATACAGTATTGTCTTCTCCAGACATAGCCTTTTTACTTTCTACCCATCCTTGTGTTTTAGCTAAGGCTTCCTCTTTTAGAAACTCTTGTACAGACTCGTCACCATACAATGTTTCTAATTGTTGATTAAAGGCTTGTAAAAAGAACGCTCCATCAGAACCTTTACACACACAAATACCTTCGTCAAAGTCCAAGTTAGCGAGTTGACTTGCTCCAACATTACCTAATACCCTTTGACCTCTAAAGTAAGATGTTACAGGTATGTTTCGTATTCTAAGTTTAGGAGAAATATCCCCACCAGCATCTAAAGTTTCTATTTTCTCCATAAGTTCTTCTTCAGACCCTACATCAAAAGAGGCTAAGATTGCCTTGTACTCGGAATCCTCATACTCAGTTAATAAATCACTAATGTTATTAGAAGCCGCGTATCCTATTAGGAAGTTTTCTACTGCGGCCATATCACTTGTTTGAACACCTTGTCCTTCAATAATAGATTCTCCTTCCGACTTTTCAGATTGGAATAACTTAGAGTATGTGTCTATTGTAAGACCTCTACCATAAGGTAATGTTCCTATCACTGTATACCCACTCTGATCAGATACTGGAAAGACAGGTGTGTAATGTTCTATAGACTTAGTATCTTCTACATATATGTAAAACACACCTTCTAAAGGATCTGTAATAGTACCGGGTCCAAATAAATTATTAAACAGTTGTGCTCTGTATGTCATAAAGTCTTCATACAAGTCACTATTCTGTTTAAGTTTTTTAACACCCTCGTTTATAACAGCATTTAACCAAGTCATAGTCCAAGAGGTAATGTTAGACGCACTTTTCTTTGTGCATTTTGTGTTGTCTAAACCTAACTCTATAACAGTATAGTTTAAACTATCGTCATAATAAGCCTGTTGAAAGTTATTATAACCGTCTTGTACTTTACTGGTATTTTCCACACCTAATTGATTTTGGAAGTTTTCTAGGGCATATTCGACTTCAAAGACCATGTCTATAAAACGGTCTTGTAGAAGTTCATTACTAGGTATGGTCATGGCGTGTTGGTATAACAAGTCCGTTATACCTTCACTTACACTTCTTTTACTTATCTTAAAGTTAGAGATGTTACTAGATCTGGGATCTACTTTCGTAAGTTTTACTTTCTTCCTTTGTAAGTGTGGACCAAAGGTGATAGCGTAAATGTCTGCTGTACTTACTACCCTCTTTTGACTATTAGACCCATCAGCATCGTTAACCAAAGATAATACTTTCACACCCCTAATCTCACTAACGGACTTCTCTACTAACTCCATACCCAAACCATCATTTCTATTCCTAAACTGTAATACAGTAGGAATAATAGAATCCGTACCGTGACCACTGTCCTCTACTTCTATAGGTGTGTCACTATCTTGGTCTACTATTAAGTTATAAGGGGCTTGGTGTATAGGGTCTGGATGAGAACAAGAGTAGTACCTGTACCGTCCTGTTAAGTTATTACCTGGGTCGAATGTATTCTTTAAGGAACTCTGTAAACTAATATAGTTGATAAGGTTCCCAGCATCCTCTATGTCTGCCACACCACCATATCTAAGATCTATTTGTTGAATTAAGTAGGCTACACTTTCTCCAAGTTGTGTGTCACTAACTTGGTCCGCGTCCCTTTGTTGTGTGTATTCTGTTTTAAAGGCTTCTAAGTGTATTGGTATCTGTTCCTCACTAGACTTACTTAAGTAAAACACATCCTTATCGAACACATCCCTGTATACAAGTCCAGAAGCTAAAACTAATTCAATAAAACTTTCAGGGGATACTTTACTTTTATCTACATCTACTGTTTCATAGTTGAGTTTATTTATATCCAAAGCCATAATAACATTAGGAAATCCAACCATCCTAGGAGGTGTTATAGAGTCTGGATTAGAAGGATACATTAGAATTGGTTGTGGTGGATACTCACCGGGGGAATCTAACCTAACATCTTCGATTGTTGGTAGTTTACTATCTGAACGGGACTTAACTGGTGGACACCATTTAGATCTTTTACCCACCCAGCTAATACTTGTAGTACCACCACCAGCATAGGAGAAACTATGGCTAACACTTTCTACATAATAGAAACAGTCTTTGGATTCTACATATACAGGATAACCTGGTTTAAGTTCAGGTCTTAGTGGTATTTCAATAGAACCACTTGTCGTTCCTATATTCGCTAAGTCTAGTCTGTTTATACAGGATAAAAAGATAGCCTGTTTACTAGTAAAGTACTTAGTATCAAAACTTTCTTCCCTATAACCATATTGAGCCACCAATCTATAATCAATATAAGTAGCCCCTACTCCAGCCCATCCATCAATACCAGTGTCTATGTTACCCCAATGTGATCCTGTACCTTTAATGATAGTAGCATTAGGTTCGGCTTGACTTTCTTCTATGGAAATAAGATCCCTGTCTTTAATAACATATACAGGGTCTTGTCTTGTGTCTAAGTTGTACATAGGAGGCTTAAATACAAAGTCACCATCCGCATCCTGAAAAAACTCGAAACCCGTTACTTCTAATACTTGATTAACAATGTCTAGTTTACTAGCGTATTCTGTTTCAAACATATTAACAGAGCCCTGAGCACTTATGTCATAAACAAAGGCTTGCATCTTTAAAACATCCTCTGTTATTACGGACCCTTTATTATTTTGAGTACTATATACACCAGCATTAGTAGCCATACGATTATAACCAAGTCTTCTTAAACGGGCTTTAACAGCACTACTACCTTGTAAGTCGTAACTACCTGTATCTTTTAAGGCTTCCATAACAGTTGTGACTTGTTTACTAAAGTTGTCACTACTACCAATCCATCTACCTAAGTAAGCCTGTTCAAAAGCGTTGAATAGCCTACCATCCATACCATACATTCTTAAACGACCCGCAGACTCTTGCCACCTTTTCTCCCACCACTCAGCAGCATGTGCAAATTGTTCTTGTCCATCTGTATCAGACTTAGCACTAATGTTAGTAGCCTGTGCGAACTTAAACTCTACACCAAAAGCTGCACCGAAACCTACTTTTACAAGAGTGTAGATAATAGAATAAGGATTAGCGCTTGTAAACTTATGACCACTTAAATGAATCTGGTTACCAGAGTTAGCGGGTCGTTTAGCAAAAGCCGCTCCGTTAACACTTACTTTTAAGTTCTGCCAAAAATGTAAAAGGTTGGCACAAGATATAGTAGCACTATAAAATCCACCATCGAAAGAGTGACTTACACTTGTACTAACACCCCTAAAGACTTGGTAATATGGATACACACTTACATCATCCGGATCAAAACCGTCTATGTTTGTTATACCTTTACCCGCATAGTTCTTTGTAGGAAAGTACCCTTTCAGTAAGATAATAACCTCCATACCGTTTTTAATAAGAAAGTTACCGTCTCTATCAAAAACATCTTTAGCATGTTGAGGTACACTAATAGAAACAGAAGCACTAGTGATAGGGTCTTTACTTACATCACAAGATACGGATGTGATGTATTGTTGTAGGTTGATCTTTTTATTACAAGACACACAGCTGGCGAACTCTGTAAAACCATTCACTAAAACAATAGCGTCTGGAGCATGTCTAACTAATGTTTTATTGTTTAATTTCCAAGTTCCTACATAAGGTCTATCTTGTATTCCCATTGTTACCTACCTTGTGGTATAAATATATTCAAAGGTGTGTTACCCAATACTTGTTGTGTTCCTTGTCCACTAAAAGCCCGCTGATTACTTACACCACCTCTACTCTGTGAACCACTACCTAAACTTGTAGGGGGTCCAATGTAAGTACTTTGTGTGTGGTTATCGTACACCCGACCCGCCTTGAAAGTCATAGACCACTCTAAGTTAGTTGGCTTGTCTTGTGCAAAGGAATAATCAAAACTCTCTATGTGGCCAATATATGTCATCTGGTCATAGTTTATAGCAATAGCCCCTACCATTAAATTAGTTTCTGTCTTATTAATAGTATCAAAGATTAAACCATTATTCTTAAACATATGAAGCAAACTTACAAAGTTCTGGTAAGCGGCTGAGTTTCTTCTGGAAGCCCATTGACATCCTGTAATAGTATCACTTGTATTATTAAAAGGAGCCGTTACATAAGCCCCGGTAGTACCACTAATACTAATGTCTAACTGTTCTGTACCCCATCTTTGGAAGTTCTTACCAAACCTTCCAGCATCTCCATACTGTTGTACATCTGTATAACTTAAACTGAAACTACTTGGATTTACTAATAATGTAAGTGTAGGGGCTTCTAACATTGCTTGTACTTGGTAAGCAATGTCCGCGGCTGTATAACCATCTACAATAACACTTCGTTCCCTCTCAGAAGTGGCATTAGCCAAAGTTGTACCCTTAGATAAGATCTGTTGTAATTTGTTTAATACTTGTGTACTTGAACCTGCTATATTTCCAACACCAAAAGAGTTTCTATATTCCTGTGCGTATTGTTGGTATTGTTCTGTTTCCCTTCCAGCCTTAGCCAATAAACTAACATTGTAACCACTACCTGTCGGGGTTATTACCTCTGGTGGAATATAACTAAGTGTAAAAGGAGATAGTTGTCTAAAGAAAGGATTACCATTGTCTACAGGAATAGTATCTTGTTGTTCAAATGTATAGATTAAATTAGGATGTACTGGTAATCTATTGTACCTTTCTGCTATAAGGTCTGGTCTTACTTCAATTTTAGCCACGAATAGTTCTCCAGTTTTGTATCTCTTGTGAACAAATAAAACTTGTACTCATTGTAAACTTAAAAGGAGAGTCCTTAGACTCTTCTACACTGAAACTTGTAAACCAGCCTAAGTACACACCCCCATCAAAGATAATTTTAATTTTTCCTTGTAAGGCTATATTACCATTTATGTCGAATACAGAACCATTGTTTTGAAACAATGCTAACATATCTAAATAAGAGTCATACGCTAAAGTATCTCTTCTAGTTGCACCATTTAATGTAGGGGAAGTATTAGAGATAACACCTGTATATAAACGCATAAAAGTACCTGTTACCATGTCTAAGTCTATAGCAATCTCTCCCTCTCCCATATGCTGTTCTACGAAACCACCTTTGGTTTGAATGCGGTTAATTACTTTTTGATACTTAACAGAAAGACTCTGAGGAGGTACATGAAGAACTAACTTATAATCCTCTGGTAGGATACTTTCCTCTCCGTCTGGTCCAAGTATATCGAAAATAACTGGAGAGTAAGGTTTCTTATTTGTTAACGCTGGCATTTAACACCTCCTTACTTAGAATACATACGAGCACTACCATAACCCATCTTTTTAAGTGTACTGGCTACAGCGCGGGCCACTCCATCCGCATCTTTAATACCATTAATAGTAATGTTAACATTACCTTGTCCACTCATTCCTATGGCTTTATCTATAGCCCCACCTGGTTTAGCGCCAAAGAAGTCGTCCTTAGTGTCAATAGGATTAATAGTTCCTGTACGACCATTACCCCTATAAATAAAGTCATTCATAGCTCTACCTAAAACAGCCAAACCAGACCTTTGATCCTCACCTGGTCGTGCCTTAATAATGTTAGCCAGTTGGGACGCTCCGTTATTTCTTTCTAGGATTTCGGTTACCTTAGAACTGTCCAAACCGGAGGCTTTAACAAGTTTTTCCATCTCTTGGTTTTCGAGTTGTTGAAGAATCTTTTTATTAACACTTAGTTCTTCTTTGTCTAGCTTAGCCTTTTCCTCAGCCCTCTTTTTATCCTGAGTGGCTTGTTGTTCGTCCAATGTGTATTGATTAAGGGCTGTGTCCAGTAACTCACTGTCTAAGGAGTTTTCTGACCAAGCAGTAGTAAAAGAAACACCCAAAGAATCCGCAAAAGCCTTAGTTTCAGCACTAATACTTGCACCTTGTGTACCAATAGAAGCTTTAACCATTGCTTGTTGTACTGCAGATCCTCCTGACGTACTAACTTCCCTTTGTAAGAATCCTGCGTTCATCTGTTCTTGTGTACTTTTACCCCTGAAGTAGTCTTCCGCTGTTTGTCCTGTTACTGTGGAAAAAGCTGCGTTACGGGCTTCGCTTCCAGACATACCCATCTGAAGGTTTTTGGCTGTCTCTCCTAATAGGTTCTCTTTATTGGACAGTTTATCTACTTTAGCTTGTTGACTTTCTATCTGACTTAGTAACTGTGACCTCTTAGTAACATCCTTTTCACCTGTGGCTTGTAGTTTTAAGTCGTTTAACTTCTTCGTTTCTTCTATGACTACATTTTGTTGTTGTCTTTGTTCCTTTTGTAAGTCCCTAATGTCTTGTAAGGCTTGTGTGTCATCATCTTTACCTACAAAGTATTCTAGAATACCGTATATACCCTCTAACAACCCTGCAATGGTATTAGAGATAGTTGTACTAATACTTTGTGTTTCTATTAACTGTTGTCTACCTACATTCTCTAACATAGAGTACTCAGCCTGAGAAGCCGCTTCCATTGTCTTTGTATTACTTAAAGTACCCGCGGCTAGTTCCTCGTAAAAACTACCCATTGTTTTACCTTCCGCCTCGGCAATGGCTTTCATACCTTCGTATTCCGCCATCAAAGCCCTTTCAATACGAATGTTTTGTTCTAACTGTTCACCGGACATACCTAACTGTTGTTCTAATAACATTCTAGTCGCAGGGTTATCTGCGGCTTCCGCTAAAGACTTACCTCCTAATAAGGCTTGTCCACTAGCCAGTTCCATAGCGATTTCACCTTGTTTAGATAAACCGCCTAAGGACATAGCAACAGCACTAGTACTACCTTCTACACCTTTAGACAAAGTATATAAAGATTGTAACTGTTGTTTAGCCAAGTTCTCTTGTTCTGTACTCTCTCCTACGATACCCATTAATAACTGTTGGAACTGTTTCTCGTTAAGTTTACCCAAAGCGGCTACATCTACGTTACCTGCCCCACCAACATTCCCTAAACCTGCAATGTCTCCAAAGTTCTTCGCAAACTCTTTAGCCTGAGCCTGTGCATCTGCTTTAACAATACTTTGAGATGTAGCCTTACCTGTAGTAAGTGTGGCTTGAAATCTTTCTTGAAAACCCATAGTACCAAATGTCTTTTCTAAACCTAATTTGGACTTGGCCAAGTCCTCCCCTAAAATACCTACTAAGTCCGAAAACAATCCTACAGTGTCACCTACACGAAAGTTATACATAGCCATACCACTACTGGCTTCATTGATAGCAGTAAAGAAACTTTTTGTAGTAACACCGGCTTTACGAGCCTCGTAAGAGATCATTCCAAAAGCACCTTCAACTTCTGTAAGTCCGTACCCCATTTTACGAAACTGTTCCGCAAATCCCGCAAAGTCTGACACTTCTATACCAAACCCTTTACTGGCTAAGATGGCTGTTGTAGTTACACTACTAAGTTTAGACATAGCATCTGTATTACCTTTAACGAAGGATGTTAAGTTACTTAAGGACATACCCGCGTTATGGAACTCATTCATAGCACCAATAATCTCTTTAGAGTCCATTCTCATCTGTGTACCCATTTTAAGAGATGCTTTACGAACATCTTCTAAAGTACCAGATAAGTTCTTACCACTAACGGCTAAAAGGTTCATGGCGTTTCCACCACTTACAATTTCTTGGTTATACTCTTTTGCCTGACCATAAGCGGCTCCAAACACTGCCACAATAGCGGTAATTGCACCAGCCGCAGCGGCTAAACCTGCAGCCGCTGTAGACATCATTATACCCGCTTTACCTAAAGACCCACCAGCCTTAACCATAGAACCACCAGCCACTTCCATAACTTTAGATAATCCACCAATACCCCCACCCGTTAAACTTTGCATGTCTAGAGACTTACTGGATAAAGCGTTGGCTATACTTTCTGTAGTATCTGTGGTGACTCTACCTACTTCTTGTAATACTTCGAAGGAGTCCATCTTGGCTCTTTTGTCAGCCGCTTCTAAGATTTCCGCGCGTCTTTCAGCACCTTTCATCTCTCTTTCTACCCAGTCTTTATGGGCTGTTTCTTGTTGTTCTAACAAGGCTAAAGCAGCGTCTCTTCTTAAAGTGATCTTTTGTTTCTCATCCTCTGTACTGGCTTTTCTAATGTCTGCGTTAAGTTGTTTAATGTTTTGTTCAGTGGTCATTCTTAGTTGACCTAAGGCCTTAGTTCTAGTTAAAAGGTCCTCACCCGCAGACTTCATACCTGTTTTATATAACTTTAGTATGGCTTCCATATTTTCTTCTAGGACGCCGGTCATGGCTTCCCCTAGTTTCTCACCACTACCTGCTAAAGTTTTGTTGAGTTTTTTCATATTACCACCGGAGCCTGTAATACTACCGATAGTAAGGTCCATTGCTGCTTCTACATGAATTGTCATATAAACCTCGTATTAACTATAAGACATTATAGTTAATTTATTTAATCTGTGGTTTACGATTGTTTATCTGACTTTGTAAGTCCCCAGAGGTATTAGGTTTTGTTTGTATAGGGTGTGGTGTGTTTTGTTCTGTGGCTCTTTCTGGTCCTTTTTGTCCTAACACACCCACAACAACCTTAGGAGCCACATACTTGTCATACAAGTAGTTTTTAGAAGAGTCGTGTAGTACACCCGTAGTACGACCGGCTTGTCTTTGTTTAATCTGTTCTGGTGTTAGTCCTGTTAAGTCTGTAGACCCATCTAATCCTATATCTTGTTTTACATAAAGTTTTTGTAACTCTTGTTGTCTGTGTAACTCTTGTTGTTCTCTATACTGTTTTATCTTTTCGTGATAGTCAGCCATTACCATGTCATGGTAGTCTTGTTCTCCTCTCATAACCATTTTCATCTCTTCAACCATTTGGTCTACGGAGGGGGCCCCAGACATTTTAGGAACATTAAACTCTCTACCATTATAAGTGACTTTAAATGTTTCTTGAGGTATTACTTCCTCCCCATAAATAATAACATTAATAGTACGCTCTATAGTCTCCTGACTTTTCTGTACATGGTTTTGTTCCATTTTAGTTATCATCTTACCTAGTTCTTTAAAGGCCTTCCCAGACATAGAGCCAGATATAACTTTTGTGTGTTCCCATTGTCTTAACTCGTTTGTACGAATGTCTTCATATGTATTAAAGGCTAACCAAAGTTTATACACTAGTGTACAGTTGTCTTGTGGAAACTGATTATGGCCCATCATCCACTTAGACCTAGAATAAGGTTCATAACTATAAGCTTCTACTATAGGTACACTACGATATAATCTATGACGTAAACCTACCAAGATAAAGTAAAGTTTTAACAAAAAAGACTTATGTAGTTTATTGTAAAAGTGTTTATACAAGTAATAAGTGGCTTCTGTATTTTTATAGGGGTCTATCTCTAAACCATCGACTATCCAAGTCTGACAAGCCAAACTGTAAGCCATAAACTCCACCTCTGTACTAGAGAGTGTAGCACTTTGGATACGCTTATTATCTTTAGGTAAGGCGGACCTAAACACTACAGACACACCATTTATAACACAAGTATGTGTTAAGAAGCCATATTCTAGTAACTCCTCCACATCCTCGTAAAAAACTCTTCTGTCTTCCGCTTGTTTTCGGAACAGTTCAGAGTCAATGTAATCTGATATGTCTTCCGAAAAATCCATTATTACATTCTTGGTTTGTAATTAGGATTTCTAGAAGCTACTCTTGGATCTGGGTTAGCGTTAATACTGTTACTTTTAGTGTCCCCTCTTTGGGATAATGTTTGAGTAGGAAGTCTGAAAGCGTCCACACCATTAATAGAGGCTACGGCTTCTGGTTTAGAGTTTTCAGTGACTTGTTCTTGTGTGTGTTGTACTGGAGGTTCTACTTGTGTTGTGGGTGGTGGAGTTGTGTGGGGGATAACACTTTGTCTAGTAGGTTGTTGTACAGGGTCTGGTTCTACTTGTTTTTCAAGTTGTTCTACATACTCGGCTGCTGAAGTGGCTTCGGAAGCCGCTATTCTTTCTTCTTGGGCTTTAATAGTATGTTCAACCTCTTTACTAAGTTGTTGTCCAATCTCCACTAAGTTAGAGATCTGTTGTTTTGTAATACTAGGGTCACCTGCTAACCTTTTGTCCCTCTCTTCTTGTAAGTCGTTAAGTTTAACCTTAACTCTTTCAATCTCTGCATCTAAGTCACTAATAGACATCTCTACAGTCTTTTCGGCTTCCTCCGCTAAGTTACTAATAAGATCTCCATACTTAGAGAAACAGATAGTAATCATGGCTCGTGACCAGTTTTCCGTAATAATGTTTCTAAGGGCTAACTGTCTAGGAAGTTTCTTTTGTACCCCGTTTGGTAATACCTCTCCAGTATCAATAGTGGTAATGTTTCTAAGGTCTGTATTACCAATTTGAATAAGGGAGTAGGAAATAACTTCGATACGAAACTTGTCGAAGTAGTCTAAAGCCGCGTGTCTAGCCAGTAAAGAGTTTTCTGTTTCATCTTGTAAGTCTGCCAATAAACTAGCCGCGTACTTTTGACACTCTATTTCTTCTCTTGGTAATAAAGGTCTAAGGACTACAGTGGTATTGTTTACCTCTAGTTGTAACTCTTGTTTACCATAGTCGTTTAAAGGTTGTAATGCTTCTTTTAATAAATCTAAGTTCATGTTTCCTCCGAATCAATAACATAATACATAGTTTTATGTATAAAATGTAAAACTATATGAAATGTCTTAAGAGTTTTTGTTGTAATATACAATGTTGTAAACACAAAAGACGGAGGTGACTATGTCTTTATCAGAAAAACTTACCCAATTGATTACACAGTTGGAACAAACAAAAGCAGACTTAGAGAAAGTAGAAGCCGGTAAAACTGGACAACCTGGTACCCGTTTCCGTAAAGAGGCTAAGACTGTTCAAACAGGTATTGAAGAGATCCGCAAGGAAATCTTGGCTTTACGCAAAAAGTAATACTACAATCCTGTTAAACAATAATTTGTTTATGGCTCCTCTTTGTAGAGGGGCTATTTTTATTTAGAGTGTTCCCTCTACAGACCCCTACAATAAACCTTTTATATCTTACTTATATATGTAAGGAGGACACTTATGGCAAACACAGATTTAAATCCACAAGGTGGTGTACAAGGATCTTCTCCTTTGTATAGATTTGGAACAACCCCTAATACAAGATCCGTTATTTCCCAACGATGCAGAGTTTTAACTCCTGCTTATGGTGGAGATAGTGGTGTGTTGTATCAGATGGGTGTATTAGCATCATTTACTACTTCTCAGTCTAGAACAGTAGAGGCAATTGGTGGTATTGGTTTTGGAGACCAAATTGCAGAACTTGTACCTGGTATGACAGACGCACAAGCGATTGACTTTTCTAGATCCCTTTTGTATCTTTCTAACTTATGGCAAGCTACTGGTTATGCTGGTGGTGTTAGTGGACCTGTTAGATCTCTTAAACATCACAGATGGCCTTTTGACATCAGACAAGAAGTTGTATTTTCTACTTTAGCAGACCAAGAGTTAAGTGGTGGACAAGCACAACCTGGTTCTGGTTTCACAAGTGGTGTTTCTACTACTACTTACGATGGAAACTTAGGTGGTGGTAATGTAGACGAAACATCTGGAACACATAACATCTTAGTAACTTTCTATGAAGGATGTTGGTGGACTTCTTGGGACCAAGGTGGTTTTGAGAAAGACAGTGCCCTTATCTCTGAAGGTGGAAACGCTATGGTTACAGATGTACACGATGGTTCCACTATTTACGGAGAGTTCTTGAAGAGTGGTAATGATCCTTCACAAGGACAATACGGTTCTATTATCTATAACGGATCTGGATTCTCTAACTAAGTTAGTTTACTTACCTTGTAACATAACCCTTACTATTTACTTAGTAAGGGTTTTTTATTGACTTGTAAACCTCTACATAGAGAAGCCCTGTTAGTATATAAGAACATAACAACAGGAGGTAATATGTTCTTATATACAATAATACTAAACTCTTTCGCAGATATGAACATGGTACAAATTGAGGCTACCTTACAAGGTAAATATGCTCAGGTTGTACAAAACAATAAGTGTATGTCAACAACCTACGAGTTTACAGACACACAAAATCCTAGAGTAGGTATTCTAAGTCAATCAGACCCAGAGTTTCCGATGTTTAACACTACAAAAATATATACTCGTGTGGAAGGTGTTTTCAAGTATAAGTTAAAAGGCTCTGATGGTAGTTGGGAGGGACACTTTGAGTTAAAACTGGACCCAGAGTTGCAAGTACCTGTTATTACAGAAACTGTTTATATGTCCTACAATCCAGAATACGACAATAAAAGAGAAGTAATTAAAGGTAATCCTATTCCACTATACAAGTGTAAATAATACATAGAGGTAAACATGAGTCAACAAGAAGCAATTAAAATCGTTCGTAACTACATTAGAGATAATGGTCGTTCTACAAGACATGAACTTTTAGAACAGTATACAGGACAAGAGTTAGAAACAATAAAAGATGCTATGGTTATTGTATGTGGTAGATAACTCTTTAATATGTTGTTTATACCTAATAAGTACTAAGTATTACACTTAGTACTTATTTTTATTTATAAAACTATAGAAAAAAGAGGATTAACAATGTTTGAGTTAGTGTCTAAATTGTTTGACGAAGGAATCCTTGAATATGACGACAAAGCTATTCAAGTCTCTGGTCTAGACGAAAACAAATTAATGGAAGAAGTGGAGTTCCACAATGAACTTTATGGTATAATCGTTTCTTACATCCCTTATGGTTTAAAAGGACCCCAGACACCTTTCATGGTATACTATGACCAAGAGGCTTTTGAAAACCACGCTCGTGATCGTATTATTGAACAATACAACAAGTACGGTGAGGTGGATAGAAAATTAGCCTTAGATGCAACCTCGGTACTACTGGAGAGTGTTGTAGAAGAAAGGGCTGAGGGTTTCATAGAAGGAGTATTAAAAGATGATATTTTTAACGCAACAGAGTTTTTCCCTTGTGTGCAAGAAAAGTGGGACGAGTTCGAAGAAAAGGCTGATAAACTAAGAAAGCAGATCGAAGGTTTAGTTTACACTATAGGCGGACTGGAAGAAGTTATTGAAGGTATAGAAGACAATGTAAGTGGTCGTTTACCTAAACCAAACATTGACAAAAAACTATTTAAAAAGTTAGAACCTTTACTACTCTCCCAAATTGAAAATACTGTAGACCAAGCCTTAATGATTCTAGAAGGATTAGGTACTACAACGGAACCTCAAGAACTTAGTAATATACTAGGTAGTACTAAGTTTATTTTGTCTGAGGTTTCCAAAGTTAAAAGATCCCTACATAATGACTTGCAGGATGTTGTAGAAGACCAAGATGACTTCGAAGAATACGCATGGTGGCAAGAATGTAATATACAAGCCCTTGTAGAAGAACGTGCGAAACAAGAAATAGCTATGTATGGTAATTTGTTAGACTTTTACACAGATTTTCTTGGTTATCGTGTAGACCAAGCCTTAGTAGAGTTAGGTTTTGATGTACAAAGGTACGCGGACATTGTTTTAGAAGAGAACGGACCCTTACAGTACACTCGTGGTACTGGTATTATTGAAGATAATAGTATTGTTGTTGTAGCATTGCGTTAAGGAGAGTAAAATGTTTAACAGTAAATTAAGCGCAGAATTTAGTGGAATAAAAGATAAAGACTTAATAGGTCTTATTAAAAGTGGGGCTATTGTTCCTCCTACAGACCCTGAGTTATTAGTAGAAGGTTTAGCTACTCTTACTAAGAGTTTAAAGCCTACAGTAAAAGGCTTTGGTCGTGTTTTGGATTTAAGTGGTTTACCAGAAGGTTTTACTGTAGGTAGTAAGTACGCTAAAGATAAAGCCATTGCCGTATTCGATTCCGAAAAAGCTTTAGACTCTGAGATTATGGAAGTAGCTAAAGTACTTATGTACTCTAGTCCTTATATGTTAGATGACATTAGATTCAATCGTGGTAAAAGAACCATGATGGAAGTTACAGAGGAAGTAATTCAAAAGGAAAGTGAAGAGTTACCTTTTGATGAGGCTGTAAGTATAATTCCTAAGGTGTCTGAAGAGTACATGACCTTACTAGACAAGTCACATGGTGTATCTCAACTTGAGGCTAATGTAAATAAGTTATTTAAAGGTGTTAAGCCTGTAAAGGATATGCCTAAACCTTCTTCTGTTGTTAAGGACAATATAAAACAGATGAAAGCAGTTCTCTTAAAGTCTTTTGATAAGAAGGCTATGGACAATGTTTTATGGGTTTTAGGTATGTTTACGGACCCAACCACTCCACAAGAAATAGCAGATACTTTAGCTATTAAAGAAGGTATGTTAAAAGTAGGGCAAGATTTACAGAACGATTATGATAAGATCATAGACGAATATGTAGACAACGGGTACAAACAAGCAGTGTTTGAGTATTACCCTCAAATCCTACAAGCCATTATAGTAGACTCTAATAAACAATCTAAACCCGCCTTAAATACAGATTTAAGTAAGTCTTTAGAGGAAGTTAAAAACTTCATGCCAGCATCTGTCGGTAAAGGTGACATTGATAAGTTATTACAAGACGGTCCTATCGTTATGTCTCCCACCAATACTAGATTAGATAAAGGTGATGTGGTTACTTACTTATTAGGTAAGGGTATGACTAAAGGTGAAGTTATGAAAATGTTTGGTGGTTTTAGAGACGACAACGAAGCCGCTAAAGAGTTTCTGTTCGCTAAAGATCCTGTTCGTATAGGAACCAAAGGTTTTAAGATTGGGGATGTCGACGGTGTAGTAGTTACTACATATAACTATTAATTTAATTTTTCGAGGATTATGTGATGGAAGAAATTATTAAGAAACTTATGGAAGACGGGCTAATTACTGTCGATGAAAACTATACGGAAGAAGAGATACAAGAGGCGATCTCAGAGGCTAGTGACCAACTAACAACCACAGATTGGGATAAGGGTTACAAGTTATCTGCGAACGATATTTGGACAGACTTTAGTGCGGACTTTAACGAGATCCTAATTTTCGAAGATGAAGAGGCGGCCAGTTTAGAGGCTATTTCTTCTTGGAAAAATGGGTTAGAAGGTGATATGTCTATGATTAATATAGGCCTTGCTACTAGCGGCTACTTCTTTAGTGTGTCGGACGAAGACTTTATTAAAGGTGAAGCCGAAGATTATTTAAAGGAATGGAATAATAACTTCAACAGTGCCTACGATATGTTCGACGAGGTACAAGAAGCTCATGATCAAATAGAGCAAAAAATTGAAGATCTTGAAAGTCTTGTTGGTTCCCAAGAAGAGAACTATGAACAGTTAGAACAGATAATAGACGAAGCTAAAAAACAATTAAAGGACTTAGAAAAGACACATAAAGTAAAAGCTCCTCGAGGTGTAGGTGATAAAACTGTATGGCCTAAATTACAAAGTATGTTAACAAGTGAGGACTTACAATATGTTAATCAAGCGTTGTCAATTTTAGAGGCGTTAGGCTACACCGATGTTTTACCAGAATTATCTAACGCCATCGAAACCATGACTATTTGTTTAGATAACCTCGACGAAGTTATTAAGGATAACCAGGACCTTATAAAAGAAGCCGAGAAAGAAAGAGACGATTTCGAAGATGGTAAATGGAAAGAGTTTTTAGGTCAAGATGTTGAAGAAGCGGCGTACGAGTTAGCCGAAGAAGACATTACGGGATACGCTTCTGGCTCTGTTTACGAATACCTTATACATAGTGTAGGGCTTTCACAAGAAGAGGCCTTAGAAGAACTAGGTTTCGATTTACAAGCCTATGTTGAATATGTAGTAGGGTTAGATGGACCCGTAAACTTCTTAGGAGAGTCTCTCCTCTCGGATAATAACTTATATGTTATTGATTCATGGTAAGGAACTTACTTCTTCTTAGGTAGTTTCTTATTACGGGCATCTATAGCCAAAGCATCGAATATATCTCTAATCTCATTGGATTGTGTATATATTTGGTCTTTGGCTACTTTACCTTTTACGCGTTCACCAAGTACTGACTCAATCAGTTTCATCTTAGACTTAATAACACCTTGTACTCTCTCGTCTATTGTATCTCTACACACTAAGTGAATACAATACACATTATCGTGTTCACTACCAATACGAATCATTCTTCCTAAAATCTGTAAGTAGTCTCCAGCACTCCAAGGTGTGTCATAAAACACAAGGGCTTTAGCGGCTTGTAAGTTAATAGCATCTCCACCAGCCATGGTAATCCAGATAACTTTAGTGTCACTGTCTGTGTCTTGGAACGTGTTCATAGCCTCTCGTCTCTGTAATTCGTTCTCAGAGCCCGTTACGCGTGTACACTTAACTTTAGCCTTCTCCAATACTTCAATGCCTTTATCCACCATTTTAGCGAACCTAGTAAACACAATTACTTTCTCGTTGTGTAAGTCCCCACCCTCTGTACATAAATCTACTAAGGCATCTAACTTTTCTGAACTGTAATCTGGAAACTCAATTAGGCATGGGTGGTTAACAATTTCCTGACAATAGATAATACTTGTCAATTGTGTTGTTTCTCTTTCGTCTCCATCCCCAAGTTCTAGAATACCACCTAAGGCTTCATTGTACTTTTCTTCTTGGAACTTTGTAAGACCTACTTTAATAGACTTTGTTGTAAGTAAAGGTAACTCGTCCGCTACACTATGTTTCGGTCTACCTAAATAGTAAGGGTCAATCTTATCTCTAAACATTTCTATATGATAAGTACCATACCCTACTACAACAGGAACTTGTCTACCCTTACCAACCCTTTGTAAACGAGTAATAGCAAACTGATTAATAAAACCTTGTGGGGTCATTTGAAACAAGTCGGGTACTACTACACTATAAATACCATACCCTTCTATAAGTGTGTTCTTAATAAGTGTTGCGGTTAGACCCCATACTCTATTAGCCTTACTACTTAAGTACCTACAAACTTTATGTACTCTTGTTGTAGGCGTTTTAAACACTGTAGCCTCGTCACACACTAACACATAGTCTTCCCAGTGTTGTATGTTACCAAAGTCATTACAAGCGGCTGTGTAGCCTTGAATAAGAACACAAGGTCCATCTGCTTCCATAAACTCTTGTTGTGCCTTTTCCCTTTTACTCTTGCCACCCACACACATAAAGACATTAACGCCTTGTGTAAACTTAGCGAACTCACTATCCCATTGAGGAACAGAGGACTTTTTTGTAAGTACCATTACTTTCTGGTTTGGATTCTTTTTCCATACATGACACAAAGAAGCAATGGTTTCAATGGTTTTACCAAGTCCAGTATCGTCTCCAACAATGAATCTATTCATGGCTAATAAGTGTACGACCATCTGTTGTTGGTAGGGTCTTAGTTTAAGGGGTATTTGTGTACCATCTTTTTTAACTAGGAACTCTCTAAAGTTAGGTGGTCTTGGTAGTTCTATATCTTTCTTAACTCTAATAAGTTTAAGTTTGTTGTATATAGTATCTGACATTAGTAATCCTTGTTTATAGTTTCACAAGTATATACTGTAACCCTAAATCTTATTATAGGTTTGTAAGAACAAACGCATAAAGGCTTGCTTAGTAGAACTTAAGTTTGTTTTACTTGTGTCTGTTAAGTACATTGTCACATACTGAAAGTACTTCTTGTTATCCACTATATTACACTCTTCACCTACATCTTCACAATAGTCTAAAAGTAATACAGACGCATGTTGTCTTCTATCAAAGTAGTCTTCTATTAACGGCTCTAACACTTCACTCTTAAAGTCTTCCGCCCAATACTTTAATCCTTCTACAGTTATCTCATGAGAGTAAGTTCTTTCTGGGTTGTCTGGGTCTATATCGTACAAACGATCTACATAAACTGTCTCGCCATATTCCACAAACATCTTTTGACTAAGATGTAAGATGTCTTCCTCTAAAGGTGTAAGTTCTGTTGGCCACTTATTAGGTCCTAACATAAGCACAAACTTAATCCATTTTGGTGGGTATCTTTCGAAGAAGATCCATTTCTTCATAGAACGATTAAACAGTTTATCTAACTTGTCGCCGTACTTATCTAAAGTCCAACCAAACATTTCGATGTTATCTTGTACAATCATAACTTTAGGGTCTGTTAAACGAAACATTATTTCTCCTAGTTTACATGGGCTATAATCTTACCCTCACCACCAATATGAAATCTATATCCTTGGTTGGTTTTTATAGCCTGTATGTCCCCTGTTGTAATTACTTGACATTCATTGTTTATATATAATAAACCTGTTCCAGTGTCTTTCGGTTTACTATCCTGTATGTATGTTAACTTAGATAAAGCTTCTATTGTTTCAGGTAACTGTTTATTAAGTAATCCTAAGGACTTTAAACCTAAAACAGTTCTTTCGTTTAAAACACCATCTATCGGTCCACAATGTACACCTAGTCTATGTAAGTGCATCTGGATGGTTCTTATTAGTGTATTGTCTCCTTCCCACTTACCTATCTCTAACAAACTGGCACAACAAAAAGAGGACCAAGCATACTCTCCTAATCCTTCTTCGTGTAGTGTATTAACAATACTTGTCCACTTGCCATAATAATGAAACTTATGTGTGTTACTGTCGTTTACAGGGTATCTATTCCAAGGTATTAAGCCCAAAGGTATAACCAGACTCCAGATGTTTGCTATATTATTGTCCGAGTATATATGTATCTCCCTACCAGTATATAAAGCACTGTTAGGTGTAAACTTGTAGTCTACAGGGGCCCCTTTAAATGTGATAGGCTTTAATCCTAAATCTTTACCTTGTTTATCGACTTTTTCTAGTATGGTGACACAATCTTTATGGATTAAGTTACCTCTGTAATTTACTAAACTCATATTATCCTCGATGTTTTGTTGTAGTGTATAATACCTTTATTATATGGAGATTAAAAATGAATTATAAAGAAGCCACAAATTACCTTATTGGAGACAGAGAGTTACCTTTAGAAGGTAATACTGAACAAGACATTGTATACGACCATCCTTACATTGGTAAAAAGATTGAAGTTACTACAGCCTCTAATGGTAGTTTCAACGCTGGAGACATTGGTGTTGTAAAAGGTGTGTATACCAGACTAGGAAAAGTGGTTGGCTTGTTGGTTAACATAAACGGCAAACTAAGTTCTGGTAGTATGAAAGATTTCTACTTAGACAAGTGTGTTATAGAAGACACTAATGTGCCTACACCACTAACACTATCCATTAAAGAGTGTGTTAAACACTTTCTTACTCAACATGATTATTGGCTTCCACATATCGAAGGTGTAGAGTCCTTTTGTTTTGAGATGTCTAGTGTAACAGATGGTACTATGAACATTACCACTAATACACATGGTTTTATGATGTATGGTCAGAATATACAACCCCAAGACATTACGAAAGTTATTGGTAATATACAGCCACACAATAATCATTATACAATGAATGTAATGGTTATTAACGAAAGACAAAACTACTTAACACCTAAGACTAACTTTGGATATGTAACGGACCATTGGATGCGTACTTACAAGTACACACATCAGATTGTCACTGGACTTATTAAACAAGGTTATCCTTGGGAAAAGGCTTTAGAAAACTTAAACTATCGTATAGTGGTTACTACCAAGTTATTACAACCTTTACTAGAAAAGTGTCTTGAAAAAGTCTTACAGGCTTACTCGGAACTAGGATATGAAGATAAAGACACAATGTACTTACAAGGTATTTCTATTGGTTGTAGTAGAGTTAGACTTACAGCAGGGTCTATAGGACTTACAGAACCTCCAACAGACAGAAGGCCTTATACTGTTATTAGTATAGGACCCGATGCTTTTGATAAAGGTTTACAGTACATACAACAAGTGGTCCTTCATGAGTGTATACATATTGTTGTTGCTAATGTACACGAAGAAGAACCACATAACGAGTTGTTTAATCAGTTAGCCGACAAGTGTGGATTAAAACCGGAACACAGGGATTAACTACTGGCTTTTTTAGCCTTGTCTACTGTATCTTTTCTATTAAGGGCTTCTTGTTGTCTTAAACCAATAAGAGCCTTTTGATGTTCTTCACTCATTGTAGTATTACCCAATAAAGTAATTCTATCTGTATGTTTATCAACCCATCTAGAAGTAAGACCTCTTACACTGGGTACAATCTTCTTTACTACTTTTGGATCGATAGCAGTAATAGCGATGTCCCACGCTAAGTCTAAGTACAATCCCGCTCCAACCATTAAAGGTTGTCCATTATACATTGTACTTTGTCTTTCCTTAAACAAAGTAATACCAGACTTTGTTACAAGTTCTAAGTCTAAGTAAGGTACAGGCATAGGAATTTCGGGGCGGTTAAAGTTTAAAGTAAAAGTAAGACCTAATCTTAAGTCTCCAAATACCGCCTTAGGATTTTCTACATAACCCCAACCCACAATGTTAATCTTTAAAAGATTATTGTCGATAAGTCTATGTAAACATTCTTGTTCTACATCGGATAAAGGTGTGTAAAGGGCTTTTGAGTTAGCCCCTCCAAATAAGTTACTCATAGTACCTCCTAGTTGTTATTACTAGAATATACTACCCTCTGTAACATAACAAGCCCGTAATTTATCTTTCTTTCTACCACTATAAAAGGATACAGTGTTTCCAATGATTGGCACAAAACTATTAACGAAGTCGGACTTGTGTAGGAAGTATGTACCTAAAGCATTAGACACAAACCCCCACCCTTTGTTAGAATCAAAAGATGTAACAGTACCTGTAATAGGTTGTGGGGATTTAAGTCTTTTTAACGAAGTCGCTCTAGTATTATCGCCTTGAAAACTTAGAGTGACTTGTACACTCTCACCGAGAATAGGTTGTGGTTCAGAAGGGTGTAACTTTACAAAGTCCTCTACTCGAAAGAAAACTTGTATGTACCCATCTGTACAGAATCCATAACCTTGCGTTATGGAATACATATCCACAACCATATCCATTACTTACTCTCTTTATCCTGAATTTTAGAGATAATAGATTCTCTAGAAGCATTCTTCTTAATACGAACACCTAACTCTTTAGCCTTTTCCAAGAGTTCTTTTTTACTCATCTCTAAAAGATCTTGAGCACCTTCTTTAATGTCTTCTTTAATCTCTTCCGCGGCTTCTTTAATTTCCTCTTGGATGTCTTCTTTTACATCTTCGATAATTACAGCGGCTTGTTCTTTAACTTCTTGAGCCACTTCCTTTACATTCTCAACAATAGTTTCTTTAACTTCTTGGGCTGCTTGTTGGATGTCTTCTTTAATCTCTTGAGCCACTTCTTTAATGTCTTCTAACTTTTGTTGTGCCTTTTCCAATCGTTGTTGTCTACGATCTTCTGCCATGGCTCTAAGTTCCTTTACACTAGGTAAAGGGTTTCTTTGTACTGGTTTTCTTCTACGCATTTTAATACTCCTTAAGGTTTATGTGCGATATGGTTTAGGTACTCTTACTCTAACACCCTGACGAATGTTTTGTGCTTGTACTTGGTCTAAGTATGACTGTGTACTTTGCGTTAACCTCGCTTGTTGTGGATGCTGACTAAGTAAGTTGTCTAGTCTTCTTTTAGATACAGGGTCTAGTGTCGGATAAATCCTATTAAAGTCATTACGAGCATCCCTTGACTTAGAGATAGCGTTCAAGATAAAGTCGTCTTCTAAAACAGCGGGGTATTGTGGATCTTTTACAATAACCATTCTACCATCTTGTAACTGCTCTAATGAAGACTCCGCTCCATATAAACCGTTTAGATTTCCATTAATAGTCCAGTATCCATAAGGCTTAGACAATTTTCCTCCCTTAGTCTTATTTTATTTAGATAAAGAGTATATTGAAAACACACTTTTTTATAGCTTTTACCCTATACAAGTATGTCCACATATAGTACATAACAATGTAAGGGAGATGGAGAGAATTTGTCCTTTTAACTTCATTAAACTAATTTTTATAAACCATAGAAAGTAGTTCTCCCTTACACTTCAATTAACCTGTGACCATTAAGTCCAAGGAGATACACTATGTCTACTAACCATAATAAATTAGCAAGTAATGTTATTGGAGCCACTCGTACTCGTTATGTAGAAAGAGCGAATCCTACTAAGTTTAAACACAATACTACTAAGGCAAACTCTAAAGGGTTGTTTGGTATTGCTATTGGATCTAACAACGATATATACGATGTACAAATTACACACGATTACAATCCTGTACAATCTAAAGATAATAAGTACGGTTGTGGGGCTATTAGTTGTACTTGTATGGAGTTTAAAATGAAAAATCCAGAAGGTACTTTGGCTTTTAAGTTAGACCCTTGTAAACATGTGTTAGCCTTAGCCCAGCGTTGGTTAGAGAAAGATAGTCCTTCGGAACAAGTGGAACAACAGCAAGTGGACAGTACACCAACTCCTACACACATTGAAATTCCTAATCCTACTTGGGTAGAACAGGAAACACCAAAAGCGTACTTAGCAAAGATTGCGGGTGTTAAAAAGTGGTGGCCTAAGAAGTATGTAACATTAACAGATACAGCCACTTATATTGCTGTATGGTTAGCAGGACAAGAAGGTGTTCAAGGTAAACAAGTTCGCTTGTAAAACTATACACATACATACAAAAATCAAGACTTTGTTTTAAAGTCCTGATTTTTAGGTTTTTTTAAGGGTTTTTCCTGTCACTGTAATTATTATATGTTATATACCAAAAAAACACACTTAACACACACATTTTATGGAGATTTTATGGAAGCGGTATTTGCTCGTCAAGAACATGGTGGATACAAAGTAATAAGAAAACAAGATACAACAATTGTAGTTAACTGGCCTACAGGTCAACGCATTTATGATAGTGTTCGAAAAACTATAAGAGCCCTTATTAACAACGACCCCGATCTTATAAAAGACGCCTATAAGAAGTTTAACTATTGTTGGGATAGATACTTTCGTTTAGGTAAGTACCGCAAGGTTATGTCACCTGTATTAGACACTTTAACTTTATTTGGAAACAAGTCTTTAGCTACAGGTAGATCTAACATTAAAAGAAATAAAACTCTTACTGTTGTAGACCAACCTGTTACTGGTATAGACTTAAACAAACGAGGACATGAAGTTAAGAAACTGTTCTACTCTGGTTTTAAGGATAAAGTAGTTGCGTTGGGTTATAATCCAGAGGATGTCCTACAAGAAGTATACTTAGGTATACTACAAAGAAACCGCACTAAAGGTTGTTTCGATCCTAGTAGATCAGCTTTTAGTAGTTATGTGTTTATGGTATGTGGGTGTGTTATATCTAACTACAACCGTAAACATAAAAAGTTCTTTTCTGAAACGATTGGTACTTTTGACGCAAACGGCGAGATTGTAGATGTAAGTGAAAGTAACTTACCAGTGTTTTATGACACTGTTATAGACCAAAAGGACTTACAAGAAGCCTTAACAGAACAAATAACACACAAAGCAAAAAGGATTAGAAAGTTCACAGAGGAAAAAGTACAAGCAGCTCTACCTTTGGTATTTAAGGGCTACAAAAATAAAGAGATTAGTGACATTACGGGTATTTCTGTTAATTGGGTATCCAGTTTTATAAAGTTCGTTAAAGCGAACACAATGCAATTAACACAAGGATGTTAACATGAAAGGAAAATGGCTCACAAACAATACTTGGGTATGTAATAGACACTTACCAAGTGTTGTTAACAATGCTTCCCAAGGTAACTGTACAATAGGAAACTGTCTAGGTGTAAGGCCAAGACCAGAAACTACACTTTTCAGTAAACCCACACAAGTTGTAAAGCCTGTTGTTAAAGTTGTTGAGAACACTACAGATAAATGTTTTTGGTTTAAGTGTAACAATACAAGTAAGCCTCGTAGTAAGTATTGTAGTATTCAGTGTAAGAATCGTAATGCTAGACATAACTACAGACTTAGACAAAAGACTTTGTCTAAATAACTTTAAACACTAGTTAAAAAGAAAAGGTTGTCTTTAAAGACAACCTTTTTTATTGCTTAAAACCATCTAACAAACTATCTACATCTTGTACTATATTATGTAGTAGGATACCAAGATATGAAACTCACACCAGAACAAATTAATACTTTATGTGTCAAAGTACAAAACGGTTGTAATCGTAGCCTAGAAGTTATGTTAAAAGCCTACGAGAAGTTAATTCTGAGTCGTATAAGTAAACAGTTTAAAAGACACGACACAATGTATAAAGAAGACTTGTATCAAGAGGCTTGTATTGCTTTTATAAAAGGCTGTAGGAAGTATGATACAACACTAGAGGCTTCTTTTGTTACTTATGTTATCTATCGTATAGATACAGCCTTGTGTAGATTCCAAAGTCGTCCTATTAAAACACCTCAATCCCATATTGAGATGGAAAAGAACTATTATAAAGTTAAAGCCCTAGTAAAGCATGGCCTTTGTTTAGATAAAGCCTTAGAAGGTACTGGTATTAATAAGGAGAACTTCTTGGCTATGGATGGTCATTATAACGCTAGGTATGACTCTTTAGTTATTTATGGTGACACAGACTCTAAAAACTTAACGGAAAACTTAAATTGTGAGGATCAGGTTGCTCCTGAAGATTGGGTACAAGAAAGACAATATAAACGTTTACTTCATAAACTTTTAAACCAGTTAACAGATGTAGAGAAGAATATACTTAAACATAGATACGAGTTAGATGGATATGAACTACTAAGTTGGGCTGAACTTAGTAGTAAGTATAACTTAGCCCATAGAACTGTACAGTTAAGAAGAACAACAGGCCTTAATAAATTAAAAGAGTTGTACCATGAAACTTAGTAAAGAGGAAACCACCACACTATGTGAAGCCATTAAAAATGGATGTCCTATTAGTTTGGATAAAATGATCCGATGTAATATGGGTCTTGTTCAACAACGGGCTTATAGATTCTTAAAGTTATATAAACCAAGTACATCTGTAGAAGACTTAATACAAGAAGGTTGTATTGGTCTGCTTAAAGCCTGTTATAAATATGATGGTAAGTTTAACAATACCTTTGGAACTTATGCTGTTTATTGGATAGACCAAGAAATGAAAAGATCTAAGTTTCGTTTCATTAGTATTCCAGAACATAAACAAACCCGTATGCGTTTCTACGCAGAGTTAGTTAAACAAGTAAGAAGGGGTATAGACTTCGAAGAAGCCCTTGAAGCCTCTACTCTTACAAAAGAAGAGTATGCGTTATATAGTAGTATTCAGCATCAATATGTTTCTTTAGACACACCTACAGAACATCCAGATGTTACTTTAGAGAATGTACTACCTACAGACTTAAGTACACCTGAGGAGTTTTGTGTACAAGTTTTACAAAAAGAAGATCTTAGACAAGCATTACTGACCTTAAATCCTTTAGATAGAAAATGTATCACACTTCGATATGGTTTAAATAACGAAGACCCCATGACTTACAGAGGAATTGCTAAAGAGTTGGGGTGGAATAGGTCTTCGGTTAATCGTAGTATTGAAGACTCACTTAAAAAGTTGAAGCAACTTTTAAGCAAACTTTAAAGTCTTACTAATCTTGTGTACTTGTAAGAACTCTTGTGTGTAGGCTTCGGCTAACTGTTTATTGTGTATTACAATACCATTCTCTAAACTCTCATTACCGTTTGTTGTAGGATTAAAACTACCTGTCCATACACTTACAGGATTACCTTTAGTATCTAAGCGTACAACAAACTTATGGTGCATGTTTTGTGGATGACTAATACAACCACAAACCAGTAAGTTTTCTTTTATAGTCTGACCTGAAACTAGCATGGTATTTTTACTGGTTGTTTTACTTTCATACATATCCCGAGACTTCTTGGCTACACCACCCTTCTTATTTAACCAACTCTCATTACGAAGAATGATTACGCTAGGGCGCTCTACAATCGCTTTTAACACAGGTTGTGACGTTAACCACGCTACACACACTAACACACTGTCAGACTCTTGTATAAACTGTATTAGGTGTGTCTCTAAGTCCCTAAAGTAACATTCCACATTCTTATTTTTAAAGTGATGGACATCACTCAACTTTACATTGAGGTCAGCCCCCTTTTTCCGTTTCCATACTTTACGAGCCATTACTCATCCTCTACAATGGCATCAAAGTGTTCTTCTTGAGTGGTTTGTTCGTCCTTCATAATGCTCTCCTTTGCTTTTTGGTTTAATGTTTTACTATCCTCTTGGGCTAGTTCTCTTTGGTGTTTCAGAATCTGTTGCTTACCAAGCAGTTCTACAAGATACTCTTGGAACATTGGTCGAGCATAGGTCTTTTGTACCCAATACTCATCGTCTGAATCTAATTCGACTGTAAGGTTGTCTTTCACAATCAACAGTTTCCTTGTATCGTGTTCGTTATCTGATACATCTGGAACTGTGGTCAGAAAACAGTATTCCAACACAGTATCCCCTTGCCACATATTATAGACAATCTTGGAATCCCTCGTGTAGTAGTCCATCACCAGCCGATCTGTGTAATCAACAATCCCTTGATGGGGGAAGCCAATCGTTTCAATGAACCCCATTTGCCTTTGTAGTTCTCTCTCCAACACCCAACAGTTCGGCACAATCAGTTTGAAAGGTTTTGAGTTCGGTCGCTCATAGGGTTTCGCTATCACTGTCAGTGTATCCCCAATTTGCTTTTCTATCGTTATTTCAATGTTCATAACTCAATACCTCTATTTTGATCCGCTACGATCAACAGACTTTTGCGACTGCAACCATTCAAGAACCTTTTGAGTCAAGTCTTTGTCTTGGTTTGCCTTGTTGATAAGGTCTTGTCGCCTTTGTGCTTCTTGGTATTCCTTAATACCCTTATGAGCCATAATACTCCCTTTTAGTATACTAGGATACTTGCTCTAAAACTGTCCATACAGTTTTATGTTCTTCCATTGTAATCGTAAACTGGTTTAAAATGGAACACCCTTGTGTGTTAACATTAAAAAACTCACCGCCTGTCCATTGTTCTATATAGTTACCGGGTTGTATGGCTTCGTTTAACTTAACATTGTATTCAGAGAGTACAGTCTTTAGATTATGTGTGTACAGAACATTAAGACTGTGGTTGTTGTGTGTCTTCTGTAGTATATATACAATTCTTTTTGGTATCATCTATACTCTTCGGGTAAAGGGGTTAGTTCGTTAATTAACTCTACACCATGTTTACCTTTAAGTAAACCATACTGGTTTACCTGACTATTCCAATCCTCGTATAAGTGATACTCTGTCTGATCCAATGTAAGTCTTACAAGTACACCTTGTCCACCACATTTAACATAAGCCCTTCCCCCATCAATATAACCACCTGTCTTATGTTTGGATTCTATCCAACAAGGACAACAAGCAAAGTCGTGTGTGGATCTACTAAAATAAGTATGGTCACAGTTCAGACAATACTTACCTAGTAAAGAGGTTTGTGTGGGTGTGACTGTAAAGTATTCGTCTGTATCATCCCAGAACATATCACCGTTCTGGTCCCAAGAAAACTCTCTAGTGTTTCCGACAGGGTCTTTAAACACACCACTATCCGGGTACCCTTCGACTTTTACTAGACCCATATAAGTTAACTGTGTGTCCTTATACAGGTATGGTTTGTTTACTCTAATAGTCATTGTTCTTTTTCTGTAGGGTCTATTTTTTGTACTAGTATAAGACCAGAGTTGCAACTTAAATACATAGCGTTACTCATAACCTCTATCCAAGAACCCTTTTCGTCTGGATGTGTAATAACCTTGCCCCAAATACCTTGTTTAACTAACGCTAAAGGTTGACAGTTAACTTCGGAAAAGCTGTTAGTTAGGTCTTGAAAAAGTTTTGTGGCTTCTTTAAAACCGAGTGTAACACCGACATATCTCCACAGATCCATAGTTATCTCCTATTAAAAACCAAGTTATAAAACCACATAACAATACTATACTAAACAGTAAGATTAGGTGTTTAAGTGTAACAGGTGTATATTCCTTAGACATTTTTAAACCCAAAGACCATTCTGACTTGTGTGTACATTCTCTTACCATAGGCTGGAATAATTGTACTTACAATGGCTGATTGGTTTTCTAGAGGTATTAACTTGAACCATATACCTAAACACATATTAACTTCGGCTTGTGTTAACCAGTTATGATTGTTTACACCTACCATATCTGTAAGTGTGAAACGAGTCTGTTCAGACACATCTTTTGGTAGACCTCTATTATGAGGTAAGTTAGTAAAGCCATTGTTTAAAAATAAATCCTTATCGAACCCACAACGAACTCCTCCAATAATACCGAACCAAATGTAGGATCTGTCTGAAACCACAGATCTTATTACTTCCCACTCTTGTGATTTTGGATTTAGTCCTTCCCAGTATCCTATAATGTCCACAGCCATCGTTAAAACCCTTAATAATATGTTTATTGTATAGTACTATACAATATGTAATAACTACATACTAAAACACTAAAAAACTATGGAAAAGTTATGTTGGAACAACGGGAAAAGATTATCGACTTAATTAGGAACGGTAATGTTAGCCATATTGTACAAGGTATAGAACTTGCTGATGTGTTAGATTTCTTAGACCCTAGAAATCCAGACAATGATAGACTTATTAAGAATGCCCAGTTTGTGGTGTACAAAGGTTTAAGAGAGGCTTTAGGAAACCAAGATAAAGACACTTGGAATAAGTTGGTAAAACTTAATAAAGACTACAACATTGTAGATAAAAGATATGCCAATACTTGGCATGGTCGTGCTCGTATTGGAATAGACTTAGCTAAGTCCCTTTTAAAACAAGCCGGTCTAACCTATAACAAACCCTCTTTTGGTAGTGGTGGTTATATTGTTAGTGCCCCACAATACTACGATCCTAAAGATAACCTTAAAGGTAAAGTGGAACGACTTGAAAGGGTGTTAGACCAGTGGGATGGTTTTGTTTACAGATTTCAGTTTGACGAACAAGAGGACAAGTTTGGAATACTAAACTTGGATATAGATTACAGTTTGATTGGTATTAAGTGACTACTTACGAAAGTTAGGGAACGTTTCTCGTAAGTCAAAGTTAAGGTTGGCTACTTTTTCCCATGTAGTACTGTTCACCCATTCCACTTGTGCCATTAACCAAGCCCCCTCAAACTTAATGTCCACACACTTACCAAATCGAATACGTACTTGACTTACAGCCTGCCAACACTGTTGTCCTACATACTTACCGTTTCTATCTAACATGTCTTTACTCCTTTCCAAAGGATAATTTTAACTGTTTAAAGTCTGCTAGATCCTGTTTGGTTCTTTGTGTAATAGCCTCTCTACAATCATCACAAAGGACAACAATCCAACCAGATCTACTAGGTGTACCAGGTTTTCCACACTTCTCACAAGTTTTAAAAGACATACTTTCGGCGAAACTTAGAATACTGTTAATCTGTGGATTGTAATAGGTTAAGTATATACGCAAAGACCCCCACTTTTCTTTTACTTGGGCTATTTGTACTTGTGGTACAACCTTTTCTTTAGCCTTAGTAATACTTTCCTTAAAGTAAGAAGCATTCTCGTGGTCTGGTTTATCTAGTAGGAACTTTTCATACAGGGCTATTGTATGTAAAGGCTCTTCTATTAACTCTTGGATTTCCGCACACACTGTATCTATAATGTTATACCATCCATTCCCAACACCAATACCCCAACACATCGCCGTCTGTGTGTTATCCCAATCCTTTTGTTCAAAGAGTAAGGGGTACTTAGCATATAACTTATCCTCTAGTTCTTTATCCATATAAACTCCTTTAGTATACTATACACATAGTATAAACTAACTAATAGGATAACCATCCCTTCCAAGGTACATATCCGTACTGTTAATAACATTCCAATGTACATTTAGGCTACTGTCTACTACTATTCGTACCCACGCTCTTTCCAACTTAGCCGCATAGTACATACCACTACAAGTTTCCCCTACAAAGTACACATTACAATGTGCCATGTGGTACAGAGGATTGTTAGGTAGTATTTCCATAGAAGTACCATACAGTCTATTGATTGTTGTCATGTCTAGTTCATGTGCAATACACTCGGTAAGGAATTCAAACCGTTTACGATCTTTAACACCTTGTCGGTTGAACATACGCTTTACAACACTGGTCATTCTTTCGTCTACTTTAGGGTCGATTGTATTAGTCATATTGGCCTCCATTATTTACACCATTGTTTTGAGTTTTGTTTTGCTTGTTGTCTTCGTTCCATATACTCAATAGCTTTACGCTTTCTTTCGATTTTGCGTAAGTCCTCGAACAAGTCGATAGTGTCCACTTTGTTAGTGTCATAAGTGAACCCCAGTTGAGTGTAATGTATTTTAGTGTCCATGATTTTCTCCATTAGTAGTTTTGTTCTACATATATGTATAGGAATCGTAATTTTAAAAGAGAGTTAAACTACCCACTCTTCGTTATTAAAATCCCAAGAAGGTAAACCTACTACATCACAATGCAAGGCTGTTAACTCTGTAAGTGTGTCTGTGTTCATTAGTTGATATGTATTGTGTGATTTACCATTGTAAAGACATACACTACCTTTATTAGAGCCTCGTAGAACCAAACAGAACATTGTAGTTTTACTTGGTCTAGTACAATCCTTAAGTTTTACTGTCTCTGTAATAACATTCACAGTATCGTCTTCATTACCTTTGTCATAGTATTCCTCTACGGCTTCTTCTACCAAGTCTTGTTCTTGTTTTCGACTAGTCATTGGTTTAAAGGTCATGTAGGCACTAGACTCACCTTGCACATATACACATAAACAGTATTTCATTGTTAACTCCTAAGTAAGTACTCACTAAACGGATTAACTCTGTGTTTTCGGACAAAAAAGTATACTTTTTATTGAAAATTAAATCCGTCACCTTTGATAACTACTATATAGTGACCACTTTTTAGAGCGTTTAGGACTTCATAAAACACTGTTTTAACTTCTAAAGAACCGTTTATAGGTAAGTCATAACAATCTGGTGGACCCCACACTTGTCTTTTATGTTTACCTTTACTACCACCTGGTTTACAAAAATCTGGATTCCATTGACTACAACCATGTCTAAGCCCACACAAACCTTCCTCTGGTACAATCTTTCGTAAACTGGCTGTAGGCTCTCTACCTAACTCTCTTAATAAAGGATCTACCATACCATGTAATGCGTGGGAATAATTTACACTACTTACAACACACACAACATTCTCCCAACTTGTACCTCTAAACAGTTCAAACTCTCCCCAATGTGTGTCCTGTTCGTTTACATAAGTAACAAGTAAATGTATCTCTTGTGCGTCTTGGAATCTTTGTGGGTATGGGTCTGTGATTGTAACTCTTTTCATGTTAAGCCTATATTGTTATGTGGTGTACAGTACATAATAGTGTCTTAACATAGGAGAAGTAATGAAGAAACTTTTAAAGGATAAACCGTTTGCAATACTAGACACAGAAACAACTGGACTGGACCCTACTGTACATGAGATTATTGAAGTGTGTATATATAAGCCTAAGTGTGGTACTACTTTTACAACTAAAATTAAACCAGAACATTTAGAGTTTGCGAATCCAAAAGCCTTGGAAATTAATGGATACAACGAAGAAGACTGGGCTAACGCTATTTCTTTTGACGAGGCTGTTTTAACTATAGGTCAACACTTACATGGTCATATTGTTGTAGGACACAATGTACAGTTCGACTTAAACATGATTAAAGGCAACTTACAGAGATCCCAGTATAAAGACTTGGTAAGGATTCCATACCACTGTATAGACACTGTTACACTCGCACAAGAACACTTAGTGCCTTTAGGTTTAGAGAGTGTTAGTTTAGACAGTATTAGAGGGTTCTTAGGTATTTATAAAGACAAAGCCCATACAGCCCATAAAGATGTGATGGATACCGCTTATCTTTTTAAGAAATTATATAGAATGCGTAAAAGGGATAAGTTTGTATTAAGATGTCGAAACTTTCTTAGAACACTTACTTTAAAGGATTAACTATGAAATACGATTTATCTAACAACCCAGAACTGGCTAACTTTTTAGATACAACTTTAGCCTTACAAGGTACCAGTATACCCTTATACCAAGACGGTATTGGTAGAGTGGAATACATTCAGCATATGGGTACCGACCTTACAATGGTTAATAGTGCTCGTGTGTCTTTTGGTACAAGTAGTACAGAACTAACACAAAGAGATAAGAAACTAATCAATCATCTTATTAATAAGAAACATACTAGTACATTGGAACACAATGTAATCACTTTTAAGTTTGTTGTTCCTATCTTTGTTCGGTCCCAACATCATCGACACAGAACCTGGAGCTATAATGAAATCTCAAGGCGGTACACTCAAAAGGACTTACAGTTCTACACACCAAGTGAGTTTAGAACACAACATAAAAGTGATAGACAGGCGTCTAACTTAGATAGTCATTTTAATCCGACAATTACACCTAGTTTTGTAGATACTTATGTAGAGACAGATAAAGCAGTAAAAGCCTTTAAAGATAGTGCTTTAGACTTATACAATCAAATGTTAAACAAAGGTGTGTGTAAGGAACAAGCACGAATGGTATTACCACAAAACATGTATACAGAATACTACGGTACCACAAACCTTAACAATGCTTTTAAGTTTTTGTATCTTCGTTTAGATAAACATGCCCAATGGGAAATTATTAAAGTAGCCGAGGCTATGTTAGAGATACTTGTAAAAGCTTATCCTTATGCCACACAAGTGTTTATTAATAGTCTAAAAGACAATCCAAACTATGAAAACTACGAACACTTACTTAGTTAGTATTGTTTACATTACAAAGTAAAAAACCCACCTAACATACATTAGGTGGGTTTTGTTTTATACAGATAGTAGAGTTAATCTTCGTACTCTTGCATTGCTTGAATAAGAAGACCTTTGGCTACAGCATTAAGTGGATCACTTGCGTGTCTAATTTCGGACACTTCGAACGGAAACTTACGCATCTTCTTTTTAAAGACTCTAGTAAAGAAAGGTACGAAACTACCAGCCATACTTGTACCGCCGGATATAACAATGGGTACAGGCTTAGGCATTGAAAACTTATCCTTAATTTTATTGAACTCACTAATAGTTTGTTCAATACAGTATTCGATAAGGGACTTGTAATACAAAGCCAAGGCTTCTTCTTCTCTGGACTTAGGTTCCATTAAGTCAATACCCTTTTCTTTAATAGCACACATACGAGACTTAGTAGACCCAACAGCTTTAGCGGCTCCTTCGTCGATCCAATCACCACCTCTGGCTACAGAAAAAGTCATCGCTTCCATGCCCGATATGCTAAGAGCAAGATTACACATACCACTACCAAAAGAAATTCCAAGTCCAGAGAAGCCATCCTTAGCCGTCTCTGCGTAGACAATAGCCATTGCTTCATTACTTGCAAACGCTTCATAACCACATTCCTCTACAATTCTTTCGAACACACCTTTATGGTAAATAACATCTCTCTTTTCATCAATAGGAGCCGCCGGTACAGAAAAGAAACAGACTTCGTTTTCTTCTCTAGGCTCACCTAAAACAGACTTGATAAGTGTACCTAGAACACTTAAAGCATCTAACTCACCTGCACTAATAAGACCTTGGGATAAAGGACGACTAACTTCTGTACCAAACACATTAGCCATTTCTAAAGCGGCGTCTCCTACTACAACAACACCTTCTTCCCCTCTATCAATGAAGTCTACTCCAGATAGTTTTAACATCTTCTTAGCGTCCGCGTCTAAGGGTAAGAATGCGTCTCTCATTCTACTTGTGGTAGTTTTATTTTCTACCATCTTAGCACTAACTAAGTTCATTGTACCAATGTCTAATCCAACACCTTTACTCATAAAGAATCTCCTATTTATTCTTGCGTAATTGTTTTAAAGCTTTTAAAGCATCTTGTAAGTCTTGTGTAGTATCTGTACTACTTTGCTGAGCGTTCACTTGTACTTGTTTTTCTTCCTGTACAATCTGGGAAGGTATAAACATAGGCTCTTCTATATTAACACCAGATTTATTTACACTTGTATTAGTATTACTCACAGTAATACCGCCACTTTGACTTATAGCATTCGAAACGGCCTGTTCTACTTGATTTTGTATGTCTATAGTAGGACTTTGTGTGGGTTGTTGTGTACTTAACATATCTTGTAAAGTACCCATCACCATGGCTAATACTTCATTAGTAGCTTTTGCAACAGCCTTTTCCACAACTTGATCCACATCCACATTAGGTGTTTCATTATTAGGAGGTGTGTGTAGACCTCCTTTATGGGGTCTAGACATTTTTGTTGTCCTTACAGGCGCTCGTGCCACATGATGTATAACTCTGGCTCTTGGTTTATTTAAACATCTAACAGTACCTAACTTTTCTAGGTTTTGTAGTACAGTGGATGTACTGTACTGAGTTTCTGTAATCCATACGGGTATACCTGGTTGTAAAGCAATACCTAAGTCGCCGATTACAATCCCAGTCTGTTGTGTTACTACTTGTATTTTCATAGATAAACCTCTTAATAACAATGGTGTATAAACAGATTATTACTTTAAAGGATTATGTGTTTTAAGTAACTGACCAACCTTTTTAGGAAGTATTACCTTTAAAGCGTTTTCATAACCTTCTTTAATACTTCTCTCTAAAAAGTCGTATCTTTTAAAACCTGGGTGTGTCCAAGTTTTACCATTACTAGGTGTTGTTCTAACTAAAGACACACCACCTTGAACTTGTATACGGGCTTTACTTACATTAGGTTGTGTTAACCATGTCATTGGATAAGGTCTTTCTGGGTTGTCCTTTGATGTGTGAACTTCCGCTGTAGGCCAATCACTCGTTATTTCTATTCCTTTGTTTGTAACAGACACCTTAAAAGAGTCTACAAACTCTTTGGACTTTGGTAGTGTTACAAGTTTTGTAGAAGCACTTAAAGCCATATCCTTTTTTATGTTCTTCACTAAAGCTTTTTGAACTTCTTGTTGGATTATCTTTAAGTCTGAATTGTCTAACTTGATCGTAGCCTTACTTAAAAGCTTACCTTTTCCCGTAAGGTGTGTTCCATTCATTTCTTACCACCATAAGTTATGTTTTGCCATACAGGTGTTCTACCTCTCTGTTGTCTTCCTTCCGGTATGTCTGGATGGTCCGACATCATAGGACTTGCTTGGTAATCATAACCTACAGGATAAGGGGCGTTGTCTTCACAAGGTACATCCTCTGGTCTTGTAACTCTTGTTTGAGGCCATGGTAATCTTTCTAAAGGTGACATTGGTACTCTGTATCGTATGTCTGTTGTATCTAAGTACTTAATGTTAAAAGACTGTTGTAATACTAAACCTCTAACTTGTACTCGAGACACAGGTCCAATAGAAAAGCGTTCGCCGTTTTGTTTAACTATAAAGTCTCTTTGACTAACTGTTGGTGTAGGACCTATCCAAGTTTCATAACTATGTTCCAACACACGACCATTAGCCGTCTGTGTTACAGCCCTTTCTGCGTCGTCTGGAGATATGATTATATCTATAGGACCCTCATAACCCCCTACCCAGCCTGTACCATAACATCGTACACACATATTTAAAGGTTGTTTCGAGTACTCTTGTAATCTAGCGTCCCATACACAATCACAAGGATTTCCATTGGCTCTACGAATAAACAACTTTACGCGTTCTCCACCTTGTTCTAGTATCCATCTATTTCTTCTAATAGCCTCAGCCCATATGTAATCCATTTTCTCAGAGTTCATTGGACTAATAGGCTCACTGTACTCTAAAGGTGTTTCTACTAACCCACTAGGAGACTGTCCAGTAGGATCTATGGCTACTGTTGTAAGTCTATAAAATACTTTAAATCTTCTGTCTAAGGTATTCATTAACTTTTGTGTTTTTAGATAAGAGTAGGAAATAGTAACAACATCTTGCTCTGTTGGAATGACAGGTTCAATCATTGTTTCTGTACTAGGGTCCCATTCAGGTTGTAAGTTTAAGTCTACCTCTCCTGTTGGACCAAACACACCCCATACAGGTACTTCTATACCATTAATCTTTACAGTTATATCGAAAGGACTATCTGCCGGTATAGCATTACCCAACTCTTTTACCATTGGTGTGTACTTGGTCTTTAATCTCCAAGAGGGAGCGTTTCCACCATCCCCTTTAAATACCCAACCTATATTCCAATCTACAATCTCATCTTGTACTTGTACTATGTTGGTATAGTCTCTGTAAAACAAAGAGGACACAGGTACTTTATTAACTCTAAAGTACGGACCATATTCACTTGTGTCCGACCTATAAATGTTTACACCTATAATGTTCCACATAGAGTTAGACTTACCATTGTTTTGACACTTAACACCTACACCACCTAAAGTTTGTGTACTAGATAAAACAAGGGAAGAACTATTTGTAGTAATAGATATACCATTAGAGTTTACACCATCATAACCCATATACTCTTTAACATAGATCGTTAAAGTATCGTTGTTGGTTATAATACTGGAGGCCATAAATAGACCAAAGTAGTTAATACTGTCATTAATAGCGGCTATTAAGGATTGTGCTATATCTAAGACATTACCTTGTACAGAGAAGTCGTTTTGTCCAGATGTACGATCTAGTCTAGCACTTAGTTTTAAGTTACCAAGTAAAACATAATCCCCATCGACACCTCCTAATAAAGTATTACTACTTACCTGTATACTAAGTGTCGAAGAACCTATTGTCACTAAGTTACCTTGTTCTCCATCTGTGTAAGCGTACAAGTTAACAGTACTACCATTACTTTGAGCGTAGGCTGTTTCCAGAACACTAATAGTACCGTTGTTAATAACATTCGCTATATTGGAAGCTATTGTATTAATGTTTCCACTACTTATATCGAACTGGTTATCTTGTAAAGGTTTCCAAGGTTGTACAATTACCGCCGTTAAGAACACACCACCCACTTCTATTGTATCATTCTCTTGAGGAACACTTACAACTTCAAAGTTACCTGTGGCTCTAATAAAAGGATTAGGATTGCTTAAGACTTGAATACTAACACTGGCTTGTTTAGTGGCGGTTTGTGGACCTGTGTTAATAGTACTAGGATCATCCCATCTTATGTCTGTATCCGAAGAGTGGTAAGCCGACATAGCTGTAGCATTTTGTGGTGGCCAAGGAAAATTGCCTACTGGTGTGCTCCAACTACTCATACTCTTCCTGTTTACTTAGCGGTTTCTAAGTCTTGAATAAGTTTATCCAGATCTTCGTTCATTATGTCGACATTGTTATGTAGTGTTTCAAGGTGGTTAGTACAAGTGTCTAAATGAGATGACATGTTATTCTTCTTGTGTGTTTTAGAAAGAACGGGCGTTGGTCGTGTTTGTACCAACGCCACAGGATCTTCTTTTAAGTGGTGGGCACTTACAAGATTTTCTGTGACATAAATTAAGAATAGGAAAACAGTTAA